TGCCGCTTACAAGCGCATCACCATAGCCACCGACAAAACCGTTCTTCAGTAGCCGCTGCGTTTTCTCGTGGTTAAACACGATTGCACCATGCGGCAGGTTTACGAACTCAGCGCCATTATCGCCAACAGTGTACCATTTGCCGGTGTGAGGGTTCACAACAAGCTCATTGCCAATTTCGCCAACAAGCGTCTTACCGCCAGGCGCGTTCGGAGTACCGGCAGCATGGCCCGTGCCCTTCGTCTTGCTGCTGCCACCACCCTTACTGTAACTCAGTCCATTCGCAATACCGGTGATCAGTGTCCCCTTAATGCCGAAATTCAGCGTAACAGGAATATCCTTCTTCAGCCCATCAAGTGCCTTGCTTACAGTGGAGATTTTCGTCTCGCAAGTAGAGGTATCAAGCGTGACCGGGACATTGTCAAACTTGTTTCTGAACTCGTCAGCCATCTGGTTCTGTGTTTCGATCTCGCTCTGTGCCTGTGTGGTATCAACCGAGCAGCCGATGTTGGCCAGCATCTCTGTGGTTTCCTTCGCGTCGTGCTGAATACCATCAATTTCACCTGCGGCATACTTCACAGCAAAGGTCTGGATCTCAATAGGTGTCGGCTCACCAAGTTTTTCCTTCGCCTGCGTAAGCTTCGTTACCTGATCCTGCGCATTTTGAAGCTCTGTGGCAACACCACTCATGTCTTTGTATTCACCATCAGACTGCTCATTTTCCTTTACGGCAGCGTTGTACTCCTTCTGCGCCTCGGTAAGCTTGTCCTGTGCCTCTTTAAGGTCGTACATGTTCTGCACGCGACCCATCTCATACAACGCATCCGCCTGGCTGTCCGTAAGCTGACCGTTAGCCTTCTTTGCCTCCTCAATAATCTCATCAATGGTCTGATTGATCTCGCTGGAATCCATGCCGGTAAAGGTCTCTTTTAGCTTTTCCTGCAGGTCGGTCAACTGCTCGTTCAGTGCCTGCCAAACAGGATTGTTCTCCGCGTCCTCGCCCAAGGCGTCCATCTGGTCCTGAATGTCATCTATCTGCATACGCAGGTTGTCAACCGGGTTGCCCAGCAGGCTACCCCAGTCAAACTCCCAGCCGTACTCCTGCAGCTCACCCCAAATACTCTGCACATCCTCCATCGAAATATGAAGCGCATCCGCAAAGTCCTTTGTGGTCTTATTGGCCGCAATCGTAATCTGGTCCTTGGCATCCTTGCTCATAAGACCGGCCTTGATCGAGTCTTTCAGGAAGTTGTTCAACCCGCTTGCATCAGCACTGCCATCACTGGCCTGCTTAAAGTAGCGATTCAGGCGCTTCATGTACTTGGCAATATCGTCCTGATAATCCTCGGGGATCGTCAGTTCGACAGCAGCCTTGAACTTTTCAGTGCCAATTTTGCCGTTCTTCAAGCCCTCCGCAATCGCCTTCTTAGCATTGATGATGCTATCATACATATCTCCGGCTTCACTGGCGTTCTGCGCATTGACCCAATCCTGATACGCACCGCTGTTCTGCATAAGCAGGCTGTACTGTATCTGCAGGTTTCGGCAATTTTCGCGCAGCTGCTTGCTCTGGCCCTCCAGCTCAGCACGTGCCTTTTCAACCTGCTCTGCATTCTCACCTTCCAGCTCGCCATTCTGCTGTACCGCAGTGTTCAGTGCTTCCAAGTCAGCCTTGACCTGGCTGTACTTCATCTGATTCTGGCTGTAAGCTAGTTTGATGTTGGCCTCGGCATCGTCAATCTTGGCCTGTGTGATTTTCTTAGCCATGTCAGTGTTCAGCTTGACATAGCCATTCTCAAAATCAAGCGCAGCAGCGTACTCGCCCTGCTCTTTTATCAGCTCGGAATAGCTATCGCTGGAAACACCCGCCGTCGTGCTCTGGCTCTGGATCGCCGCCGTCACAAGGCTGATCGCCTTCGTCGCATTGGTCGCCGCAGAAAGCGCATTGGTGGTGAACTCGTTCGTGTACTTGATGCTCTCACCAGTGACAAGTCCAACCTTGACCAAAATGTCGATCAGGTCGCTCATGGAAATGCCAAGTTTGTCCGCGGCAGACTTCATGTTATCGTAAGCCTGTACCTGTTCTTTGGTGTAAGCAGTAATTTCCGTATCGGCATTCTCCAAGCTGCCAATATCAAACAAATCAAGATCGTCCAGTCCGTTAAGACTCTGCACGCTGGACTTGATCGTATCAATGGTGCTTTTTGCATCTTCTTCGGTGATATTAAGGTAGTCGGTCAGCACAGCCGACCCATCCTTAATGGCAGCATTTAAGCCGATTTGCGCAGCTTTGAGCTTAGTGGACTCCTCAAGCTGGTCAACCTGTGCCTGCATGTATTGCTTAATAAATTTATTGTCAAGCGTGGTTAGTGTCGCTTGGTCAAAAGCGTCTTCGTTTAATGCCTCAATGGCTGAACGACTGGTTTTTAGCGCATCCTCAATAGCGTTTGCGTCATTCTTTGCAACGGCTTCCGTGTATTTTTTACTGGCATCTTTCAAATCATCGTACAACTTACGATAATGATCGTTGGTCTGGATTTGGTACTCGGAAGCTTTATCAACATAACTTTGATATGTATTCAGTTCGGATTCAACATTTTGACTTGCCAACTTAACACTATGCTCAAGTATCGCAGCTGTATTTTCGCTCAAATTTCCGCTAGTTTTTATGTCATTGTTAAGATCTGCCAGAACCTCTTTTGCGTCCGTCATATCGGCGGTAACCTTGAGCACTACACCATCCGAGGTGTCTTCAAGCGATAGACCCTTAGAGGAATATTTGTCTACAAGTTTATTTACCTCGGCCATATCACTGTTATCAAGTGTTCCAAGGTACTGTGTCATGTACTCTTTATTCGTAGACATCTTATTTTGCGCGTCTACGATTGCCTCTGAATTGTCGCTTAGCCAGTCACGTATATCCGAGTTTGCAATTTCGTTCAGCTTATCAATCTGTGTTTGTAAACTGCCGTTCAGCAGGTCCACGCCTGCAGCTTCTTCTCCATATTTGGCGATAATACCATCCTGAATAGAGAGAAGCTGTTTGCGTGCATCGTATGCCTCGTTCTCGCTTAGCGTACCGCTGTCAAGAGATTCTTTCAGCGTGGAAATCTGTGAAATATAATCACTGATAGACTGAGCATTGCTGTCAACCGTTTTGCTGGCCTCTGTGCCCGCATCACGCATTCGCTCCATCGCGGTGACTTCTTCATAGATTGTTTTTACGACAAAATTGATTGCAGCAGAAGCAATCAGGGTCAATCCTGCAGAAGCGATTGCAGCACCAATGTCTTTTAGGCCACCAACTACAGAATTGGAAATCTTAGCAAGACGAGTTTGACTTTCAGCGAATGCGTCAGTAGAAAGCGCAGCAGCATCTGTTTGCTGGACATAAAGTTTTGCTTGAGAAGAAGCATTGGACATAAACTCATCATATTTCTTTTTGGCTGCGTCTAATCCATTCAAAGAATATTCGTCAATATATTTCTGTATTGATTCTGTATCTACTTTTAATTGTGCTGCAGTATCGGAACTTCCCTGCATAATTGCCTTAAAGAATGCGGTAATATTTCCAGAAGAAGTTTTTCCAAAAGTCCCCAAGTTTGTAAAATCCAATTTGCCATATCCGAGCGATTCCATTGACTTTTTCAATTCCTTGAGGTCGTCTGCCGTCTGCCCCAATAGGGTAAACTGGGTCTTTCCAAAATTCTTTGTGTCTCCAGTTGTTCCAAAAGCAGTAAGTATCTTTTTGTTTACCTTTTTACTGTAGTGTGATACAATAAAGGCAAAGGTTATAATCTGGAACATTTGGAGGTGCAACTTATGGCAGAGAGAAAACGATATATTTGTCCTGTTTGCGGTGAATGGGCTGCCACAGAAGATCGTTTCCCCATTTGTGAATCATGTAACAACGAAGATGTTATTATCGTATCTAAGGATGAAATTAGAGAAATTCAAGACAGATTAAAAAAGATGTCTTGTGATGAACAGAAGAAATATTTAATCAAAGAACCGCATGATGAATTAGACAAGTTGGGTCTTATGACCTCCGAATATATCCGCCAAAAGTATGTATTCAACGACCCACGCTTCAGTAAAACCAAGTTTAACGAGCGCGAACGTGCTCTAAGAGAGCGTGTTGCCTATATAGATGCTCATAAAAAAGAGGAAATAGCCGCCCTCCGCGAAGAGGTTTACGGCGAACCTAATCCGTATCGCAAAGTCACCTGCCCCACCTGTGGCAGCACCAACACGCGCAAAATCTCCGGTCTCTCAAAAGCGGCATCTGTTGGTCTGTTTGGAATCTTTTCCCAGAAAGTTAAGCATCAATTCCACTGCAACTCCTGCGGCTATGAATGGTAAGATTTGTGAGGTATCTCTATGCCTCATCAAGAACAGCACTACGCCGGTATCCATTACCACAATGTCTTAGATGTCGGTTTCTCGTGGAAAGACCACCCGCCGCGTCCATTTAATTCGTACTTCCCCGGTGCGATAACGCGAACCGAATTCAAGAACTGCCCCGTGTGCGACACAAAAATGCTGACCTATATGCATTATCCAATCGAGAAGCGTATGCGTGCTGTGTGGCAATGCAAAGTGTGCAACAGACTGTTTGTGTTCATCTGAACGCTCCTATAAACAACAAAAGTCCCGCCTGTCACAGCGGAGCCACACATTACCCGTCAATATTGTCTTTCGTAGAACGCCCGGTCTTCTTGTATTTTAACTCACCGTTCTCGCTGTAAATTTCTTCGCCAAGGCTGTATTCTCCGTCAAAGAATTTACCAACATCCATCTCCAGCGCCCGAATCACCCTGCAGGCCACATCAAACGATGCTCTGCGAATATCTCTTGCCCCAGATTCAAACTTACGATATTGTTGTATATCAACCCCGGCGCGATCCGCAACCTGCTGTTGTGTCAACTCCAATACAAGTCGCTTCTGATGCAAAGTAGATGCGGCGGTTAAATTAACCAACGAAAATCCATCAAGACTGATTTCTTCCATAAATAGCACTCCCTTTAGAAGTTCAACTAAACCTGTTGTACTACCTATTATAAGTTCAACTGAACTTGCTGTCAAGTGCAAAAACAACAAAAGGCCGCTCCGTGTGGGGCGGTCTTGTTTTTTATTCTGTTTGATTTCCTTCATCATCTGGAATAATGTATTCTTTTGTTTCAGAATTTTGCGTATAACCAACAGTGATACTTTTAATATCAGACATGTGAAAAACGATAATACGGGATGGCTGTTTATCCACCACCTCATTTTTGTCATTATATTCAGTAAAATTGCTTATAGCAAAAAGGCCCTCGCTTTTATCTTTGCTTCTTCGGCAATAAATTCCAGAATAATAATGTGGGTCAGAATTTAATTGCACAATTACGTATGACCCGCTCTCGGTATCCAATAAGTCATCCCAAATTGAACGCGCCGGAGAATAAGCAAACCCATCTTTCAATGCTGTTTTAACATATACATTTTTCAATACAAAGTGTAATGCAATAGCTATAAAAATGGAAACAAGGATATTTATAATTGGATTTTTTCCAAAATAAGCAAGAACATAGCTTAGTGTTAAGGAAAACACCACATAATATTCCGTGAGTTTAACTTCCTGTAATGCACAAAAACACCAAACTCCAACAAAACCAGGTACAAAATACAATAGAACCATGGGTATTGCTGCAACCAGATCGTTAATTTTAGTTATATCCGTAAAACATCACCTCTCATTTATCATTCCCAATATTCCCCTTTTTCATTGTTTCAGCCGTTTTAACATCTTTATTTTTAGGGGCTACCGTATAATTGCGTAAGCTATTGTGGCTTTCAGTAACAGTATCAATACGTATTTCTTTTTTCTCGTTGTTTTTATTATATTGTGCCATAACAGTTGCTCCTTTGGCATATTATGACATAATTATATCACACAACGAATAATAATGGTGCACAAAAATCAACTAGAACTATTGTGCAAAATTTATAACCTTCTCGTGGCTTTCCCACGATGTTCTGACTGTCTTTCCTCCCGTCCGGCCTAAGCCGTGGAATAGGGCTACCCATACAGTCGATGAACCAAAACCCCAGAGGTCACACCCTCCATCTGTGCAGTAAACTGCACGGGTCTCCGGCTGCTGATTAAGCATTGTTTGCGCGACTTAGCACTGCCGCCGCATAAGCTGACATAAAATATTAAAGCCCGCCGTCATTATGACAGCGGGTAGTTTTTTCGCCGTAGGTGCCGCCCTACGGTTATTCTTTTGTAAAATCAAGGTTGCGCTTGGAGGGATAAGCCATGGAAAATTCTGTGTTGCCATTTTGGTTTGTAATTGCAAAATCACACTTAGACAATATATCCATACCAAGAATCATTTCTTCGTTTGCAGTAGGAGTTTCTGTTTCGCTTTCGCTTTCCAGCTGAGGTAGTTCCATAAGCACAGCATTGTCAATTTGGATCTGGTCCTCAATAATCATACTGCAAATATAAAAATTGCAAACATAACTTTTGTTTACTGCACTCATTTTTTGGTATCCACTAGGTGTTAAGGCGAGAAATTCTACAACGCTGTGCGGGATAGATGTATTTGTACACCCGGTATCAATTATTGAAACTACCTGTTTGCTTTTCCCGTTTGCTGAGATGGTTACAATTACTTTTAAAACTTTATGGGAGCAATTATACCTCTTTGTAAACGATGCTTGTTCATTAAAAACAGAAAATTTCCCCGTTGAGCCTTCTTGTTTCGTGAAATTTCGCTTATGCTTACCAATGCAATTCGCAACAAACTGAATCATCATATTTCCCCATCTTATCTAAAGGCATCCATGTTACAAAAGGTGCCCAGGCAATGACTTTTTGGTTCAGAACCAAGATCCACCCGCTTCCATATTTTGCGGTTAGTTCTCCCATATGATCCTCTGCCCATTTAGCATTTTCCTTGGCTTCTTCGCTCCATCCGATCATGTTTCTCTTATCAGAATCTATCATACCACACCTCCACCTCAAAATCAATCACCGCCCTGTTTTTGGCACCGCACAGGGCCAGCGGCCTTTAATATTTTATGTCAACTTACGCGACTACAGCTTTTATCTCAGCATATCGCATCCGTGTTGTTGTTTCAGCCTTTCGGCACCGTCACAAGGGATTACTCCCCTGTTTTGGTCACACGGCTCTTAGCCTTTCCCAGCAATTTGGGTATTTTGTACACCAAGGTTGCATCCTACGCAGCTATTCCCGTTGCGTAAGTGGGCATATTTACACCGGCCTTGGTATTTGTCATAGATGCAACTGCAGACAACGCCGTAAGAATCGTCGGCATTGCATCTCCCGCTTTAACTAATCCGTCCGCGAAATCAAGCGCGGCCGTTCCCATATCAATAAAACCTTTAACAACTCCACTATTAAGCACATCAGACGAGAAGGACTGGAAGGTGGCTTGGAATCTGGACAGCTTGCCTTCGATACTAGAAAGATAGGTGTCTAACTCCTTGGTTGCACTGCCTGCACTATTTTTAGAAGTTTCCATTGCCTTTTTGGCGTCTTCCCAGTTCTCCATCATACTAGAGAAAATATTGGCGCGGTTTTTGCCAGCGATTTTGTCCGTCAGAGTGGCTTTTTGAATGTCAGATAGCTGTGACCATTTAGCAGATAGTTCGTCCATGATCTGATATGTAGATTTGAACGTAGCATTGTCACTTTCCAAAATATTCACACCAGATATGGCCTTGATTTCAGCCTGCAATTTGGCTGTGCTCTTAACCACAGTGTCAGTTTCCTCACCCATTGATTCAAGCTCGGACGTGGCACCACGAATTCTCAATGCAATCACACGCAGCCCAGCGCCTACGGAGTCTGGATCCTGAACAACATCGTTAGCAGCAACAATCATACCGATCGATTGGTCAATGTCGTTGCCAGCAGTGTGCAAAGACGAGGCCGAACGCTTCAATGCCTCCGCCACACCTGCGGAAGTTATACTAAAGCTATTACCCACCTCATTATAGCGATCTGTGATCGTTAAGGATTTATCAGCTTCAATGTTGAATGCTTTCATTGCAGAGATAATGTCAGATGTTGCATCATCCATGCTTTGCACACCGTCGCCTACCTGCTTGAACATGACAGCAGAATCGGAAATCTTCGTCGCATCTTCCAGGTTGTACCCCAGTCGGGCAAAATCAGCTGTAGCATTTACAACATCGCTAATGCTAACACCAAGATTCTTCGCTCTATCTCCGGCCTCACTCAGGAACTTACTGTATGCCCCGCTCGTCTCATCCGTAACCTTCTTCAGCTCGGTCATGGCGCTGTCAATGTCCACAACATTCTGATACACCTGACGCAGTCCCTGCTGGAACGCATTGATCACCTGATTTGCCAGCTGGCTCTTGATGTTGACCTCAAACAGCTTTTTGAGCTTAACGCTCAACTTGTCCGTCTCTAACCCGGCATCCTGAATATACTTCTTCAGTTCAGACCAATCCTTAGACATCTGGCTGGAGTTTTCCTGCGTAAACATCTTGCTCTTGATCTTTTCATCGTAAGTGTTGAAGAAGTCAACAAACCGAGCATACGCCTCAGTATTCGTAGAGATCTTGCTATTGTTGTTGAAGTACCGCTGCGCAGTGTACATCGTATTCTGCATACTCTTTTCGTATGTGTTGGTGTTACGAGTCTTTTTTGCTTCCGCATTAAATTCTCTGACAGAATGTGTCGCATTTCTTGCATTAGCGCTTAGAGCTTTCATCAAATCGTCCAAGCTACTAATCGTGCTATTAACACTCGTGCCTACATACTCAAAATCTTTAAATGCACTATTTAATTCTTCATAATTGCGCACGCCAGTATTTTTTGAAACATCGTTTATTTGCACAAGTCGCTTGTATACAGCTTCATACATCGCCAAAACGGCCTTAACTTCATCAGTCTCAGGGTTGCTTTCTTGCAATGTTTGCATCTGCTTGCCGAGTGCTGTAATCTTGCCAGGCAACGCATCAAATGCTTTGTCAGAACTCCCTTTGGCTTTATTTATATCGCTCGAAAATGCCTGTAAGCTCTGATCCAGCTCGTACATCGCATCATCATACGCCTTAAGGTTAGACGTAGACATATCAGCTTCAAAAGCTTCGCGTGCCTTCTTCGCTGCTGCCCAAGCAGACTCCAAATTTGTCAAAGATTCCGGGTTCATAAGGCTCGCATATCCAGCATTTTGTGCTGTGGTATTCTTCTTCATGGCCGTATTATACCGGCGCTCAATATTATCAAACCCAGATAGCGCAGACCGCGCCTTCGTCAGCTTTTGTACAAGGTCGTTCAGGCTATCGCCGAGTGCTTTTACAGCCGCATCATACGCATCAACATTTTCTGACGAGAAATTCTTATTCAACGCCGCCCGCGTAGCATCAACGGCTTCAAGTTTTTTTGTATAATCTTCACTGGCCGTTTTGACGGATGTCACATCTGCGAACCGTCCGAAATCGACCCCAGCAAACCGTGTCTGTATACTTGTTGCTGTATTATCAACAGCCTCAAACCGTTTCTGCAGTTTATCGCTCTCGCCAACAGTTGTGTTAATTGTGCTGTTCAGCTCATTCTGCGTAGATACAAGTGCTTGCAGTGCTTTGTTCGCTGCTTCATATTTTGTCGCGGTAGGATCGTTATTATATTCGCCTATCGCAGTATTAGCCGCAGTAATCTGCTGATTGAACTTCTGTTTGATGGCTTTAATAGCTTCGTCTCCGCCAAGACCCTTGTAATCCGTCTGGCTAAACTTGTCTTTGATGCCGGATAGAGCATTCTCCAGTGACTTCTTCATCGTAGTAGCTTCATCCGAAACCGTTTTCTCAGCCGAAAGCACATCTCCACACTGCTCCGTCAGGCGCGTAAGACCGCTCTGAATACCGGAAAAATCCAAAACGGAAATCTCTCGTCCGGTAAGCATGGTGTTGAAATTCGATTTTAGGGCGTCGTAATCTTTCTGCAGCCGGTTCTTTGCACTGGTATCCTTAATCTTCCCAATGTTCAGTCTGATTTTCTCAAGCCCAGAACTCAAAGATGTGACAGTTTTTTCCGTAACCTTAAATCCATCTTTCAACTTGATATTCATAGCCTGCTGGATTTTGTTTGCAGACTCACGTACCGCATTCGAGGATTTTTCAAGTTTGTCAATTAGACCGCTGTCATCATTGACCTTTAAATTCAGTTTAAGTGTCTTCCCAATCCTGTTAAGCTCTTTCTGAATATCTGATGCATCAAGCTTCAATTTTGACGAAATCTCAATATCCTTACCATCTAAGTTCGATGCAATAGAATTGAGGTCTACAGTATTATTTAGTTTGACATTTACACCAACATCAACAGTCGTGCCAAGTGCCGCAATCTGATTCTTAATGTCTCCAATGTTTGCTAATGAGACCTTAACAGGGATAGGTGCAACTCCATTTCCAGCGGTCTTCAATTTGTTAGATAGATTGCTTACATCCGGTTCAACCTTTACCTTAATACTTAAATCTTCTGCCATACTATACCTCCTATGGCCTTCGGCCTTTCTCTTCAACAGTTATTTATAGCTAACTGCTCAAGACAAAGGCCGAAGCCTCTGCCCAAACAAATCATTCAGGAAACTGTTTCTTTATAGCTTTTTTTATTTTTGCATTTGCTCGGCTATTTGACCGTGCCACTTCTTCTTTCGCATTTGTAACAAACGGCCGTGGCTTACGCCAATTCGTATAGCGGGATCCCCATGGGTCAGCAATGCCTTTGCCATATCCTTCCAGCAATTTTGCGAATTCAGTCTGGCTGGCTCGGCTGGCTGTATACCCAGGCACACGCGGTCCTTCCAACGGTGCAACATCCTTAACAGTCAAAACATGGTCACGCACGGTACTTTTGATGTTAGTCTCATCATCAATACCGCCGCTGCCGCGCCGTTCATACATTACCGGTTCATAAGCACCAAGCACATCATCTTGCACATGCTTTTTGATGGTGTCCTCAACAACCTGTTTGGCCTCACCTTCTAGTGCAATATTGATACGCCGCTGCATTTCTTTCTGTAATGCTGCAATCGAATTTACGGTTTTAGCCACCCGTAATCACTCCTTCTTCACTACATCCAGAACCACCGGCTCCTTATGCTCCGGTTCCTTTCCGGTCAGCCCCGCCTTCTTAGCAATCTCCACTAGCATATCCGGGTCGCTCAAGCTCTTGATGCCGCTGGCAATCTCCTCAAACGCCTCAGCCACGCGGTCAAGCGGATCGGGATGCGCAACATTGCGGTAAACTTCCATAAACTCCTCGCGGCGGTTCTTGATCTCTTCCTGGCACGCCTCATACAGGCCAGCGGTGACCTCGGCAATGTCCGGGTGCTCTACAATTTCAATGCCGTCACGGCTGTACACAAAATCACAAATGTCATCCTGGTCACCCAGCTTTTCCCATGCCTCCGGTGCAAAATACTTTACAACGCCAGCACGCCACGCATAATCAAACAGTGCCGGAACATGGCGGTTCTCCACCTCGCAGCTGGCCACAACAAAATTCACAAAGTCCACGCGCTCCTGCACGGTGATATTCTTCTTGATTTCCATATAACAAACTCCCTTCAATCAGCACTCTTTCCAGTGCTTTCCGCTTTTCTTAACCCAGAGCAAATTCTCCTCCGGGTACTTATACAAAAACATCTTGCGTTTCAGTTTGGCTTCGGGTGTTGCCATGCCCTTAACATCAATCACTTCGCTTCGCCCATCCTTATAAATAAGGTAGAAATCGCACACATAAGTAATTGCACGCACAGCTTTTCCATCGTGCCGGAACCCTGGCTGCAGCACAAACGACTTTTGCAGTTCATACTGCACTATCTCCCCCGCCGTAGCCAACGGCAGCACAACTTCCCGGTAATACTCCATCTCCGCCTTAGAGTCAAACACGATGCCATCATAAGTTCGGTCCTCCCGGGAAGATACATGATACTTAGACCACACCGAGAATGACCTTCCCGTCAACGATCATGAAGTCGATAGGATCGCCGACATTGTAGTTCAGTCCCTCATCGGGGATCTGATAGCCTCGGCCTTCATACTCAAAACCAAGCGCTCCGGTATGCTCGTTGTGGTACACGACTACACCGCACTTCATTTCGGGCAGTCTCACAACCGGGGCATTGACCGCTTCAGCATCAAAACTATCGACGGCAATAGGCTCAATCTTAGCCTTCTTGCTTTTGCGTTTGGGTACTGCCACAGCAGCAGCCTCAGCCGCCACGGCCTCAACAAACTTTACTTCGTCCATTCTTCTCATCTCCAAATCTAAAAATAAACAAGGGAGCCTTTCAGCTCCCCTGCTTATATTCGGGTTTCTTAATCGGTCAAGGAATTACTCCTCGCCGGTGCCGTCCTCAAAGGTCATATCGTAGATTTCACCATCCTGGTTGGCATAGCAGTCAAAGGTGATGGACACAGTGGTCGGATCACCAGTGTTCTGGAACGCCAGGTTGAAGGTGGCCTGCGGCTGTGCCTTGTAGTAGGCCAGATCGCACATAACCTCCTCCTCGTCCTCAGTCTTGAAGGGCATCTCGCCACGGATTTCGAAAGCCTTGGGGAAGGTGTCAGCATCGAACTTAACGCTCTGGACACCCTTGGCCTTGTCCAGGTAGTAGTAAGCAATGTAGTTCTTTTTCTCGGTAATGCCGGTAGCAGTAACCTTCTTCTCGGCAACATTGGTATCGGAGATCGGAGTGCCGCAGTCATCGCCAGCAGCAAAGACCTGGACAGTGCCGGTCTTCGGGGTCTCAGACAGCTGGATGCCGTCAGCACCGGCAGTCAGCTCTTCACGCTTCAGAACGGTAGCGGTCTTGGCAATCTCCTTGCCGGACAGCAATGCAAACAGCTTGACAGGCATAATCTGGGTATCGATCTGCAGCGTGCCGGTGCGCTCGCCGTCAAAGCCAACGCGGTTCGGGGCACCCCAGCCGCCCTTGGCATACACACGGTTTGCCTGGAAGTTGGTGGTAGAAACATTGGCAAAATCAATTTTCATAAAGGGGACTTTAGTCTTATAGTCCAGCAGAACAAGGTTCATAACCTCACGGTTTGCCATATTAGGATTCATCTTTGCCATAATAGTAGCCTCCTGTTTAATTTGTTTGTTTTTATCCATCACGACATCTTCTTAAACCAGCTATCTATCTGGTGGTCCTTCCCACCCCACACGCCGTAGTTAAAATCAGAAATGTCGTTGACTTGTTTGATTCGTTGGCGGTTGAACGTGTCATGCACCTGGTACACCGTCAAATCCCAGATGTTAGCCATATTCAAACTGTCGTGATATGTTGCCAAAGCCGAAATAATATTCGCAAGCTCATAGTCCGGGTCAGCTTTCTTGCCGCCGCGCTGGTTTTTTTCGTACTCTGCTTTCTTACGGTAGAACTCTTCAAACTTTTTGCGCGTTCTCTCGTCCTTGTACTTGTGTTCTTTCTTTTCTTTCGGCGGGTCTATGTAAGCACACTGCAAACAAACATCACATACCAGCGTCCAGTTTTTGGCGTTTATAACACCATCCACTGTAAAAGCCCCGGCCTCATCCTTTGCCGGATTCACAAGAAAACACTGGTGTGTTGGCTCATACTCCACTGGCTCTGAAATAAAAAAGCCCAGAGCCGAGATCACATCGGCTCTGGTTCCTTCTTCCAATGTCAGCAGGGTAAAAATGTCCAACTGGTCAATTTCTTCCGGCGTGATATTTGGCATTTCCTGCCCGCCGTGTTTCAGCAGCAATTTCAAGCGCTCCACAAAATCCTTTGGCGTCATCAACAACAGCGATAATGCGTATTGGTAGGTGTTATACCCCTTTATACAGATGTCTCTAAGGTGCGGGGAATGGATACGTCCAACTGTCTCCACTTGGAACCCGATTGGGTTCAAAAGCTCAAAGTAGGGTACTTTCATTTGCTATTCCTCCGGTTAAAATCCACAGCCTCATAGCAAATGCAGCGTCCGTAATATTTGTTGTTTGGCTTGTAAACTTCATCACTGACAAGGTTCAGCTTACCAATGCCAAAATCTTTACTTCCGTTCAACAGCTTATCCACGTCGGCAGCCAGTATATCCACTCTGGTGCCAAACGTCCCCTCTCGTTTATAGCTCTGCATAATTTTTTTGTGGCAATACGCAAATATGTACAGGTATACCCGGTATGCAGTTGTTGTGGGCGCTTTTGCAACCACAGTCTCCATGCACAGGTACGTATCAGTTGTTTCGTTAGTGTCGTCAACATACTCGTACTCAAAAATATGGCCGCAAGAGTCCGGGTCGTTGCCTAACAGCATTTCATCGGTATCAGCATCCTCATCCACAGGGCCAAGTAACACGTCGATAATATCGGGATCATCTGCAAAAATCGACGCTACTTTGTGCTTGTACGCACCAAGTTCGTTCAAATTCATGCATCCACCACCTTTATTACCACGCTGTCCTGGCTATTCCCGTCAGGTGCTTGCACCGTAAGTGTAACTGTGTGCCCATTCAAAGTCTTATCATCAACAGCCGAAACACGGCAGCTGTCTCCATCCACGCGGTTCCACATCGTCGAATTGGAAAAATATACCTTTTCATTTAACGTGCTCTCGTCGGGCTGAATAATCCAGACACATCCGGCATAGGGCTTTCCGTCGCGTGTCGCGTGGAACACCTTACCGCGCCCACAAATGCGCACTTTTGCATCCCCTGTGTATTTGATAGCTACATCGCCCGTGTCCGGTGCTTTTTTCGGCTCATCATAATCACAAAGCATCTTGTCACCATTATCTGTGTCTGGGTTGTACTGGTCTTGTTCAAGGTTCAGCACCAAGAAACCAGTCTGCTGGTTGTCGCGGTCATAGCGCTCTGTCATACCATCCACACAGGTAATACGGTATGTCTTTGGCTGACCGTTGATTTCTTCCAGCATAAGCCGCTTATCTACGTCCAAAAGCGCAGATTCCTCATCGTAGGGGATCTTTACCTGGAACTCACGGCTGGAAAGTGTCATCAGTTTGTTTTCAGATAGGTTGGAGAAGTATGGTTTATCTACGACTGCCCACCGCGTCACAACTTCGTGGGTTTCATCGTCCTGCCACTGAATACTGCGGTTACACAGCTCAATTTTGCCGCGCACCGTAATCTCATCATCAGCATCACGCTCCGTAATCAGCCAATGGCTCTTACTCCACAGCATAATGTGCCCGATCTCAAAATCATCACCCGGCATGGTCCTAATGACCTTCTGGTTCGTTACCGTGCTGGAGATAATCTCCATATGGTGCTTGATTCCGTCGATCTCGACCTCTTTGTATGCTGGCGAGTCTGGCCCCATTTTGAGCGTGTCGTGCTTTGATTTTTGAATAATACGGTCGCGGCGGCTCGTGCCGGGTCTGCCCAACATGGCGGCATACATGTCATAGTTCATGTGTACCACCTCACTGTGTCAGTCCGGCAATCTCACCGTTTCTAAAGGAATACAAGTTGATCTCGCCGCGCAGGCGGTGCTCCGTCGTAGTCATCAAATCTGTCATTTTCTCCAGCAGGTTCGCCGGGCTGTATAAGCTGAAATCCTTGGTGTTCAAAGCATTCTGCAAGGCATCCGTGTTGTACACAAACGGTTCCACGAAATGAAGTACCATTCCCAGAGCCAAAATATCTTTCTCACGATTGGTGAGCGCGATATTAAATGCTAGGATATCGTCTTCTCTATCCGTTAAGTCCTGCTTGCAAATTTCCTCAAAATCGCCAATCGCCAGCGTCAGCAAATCTTTCTGGTATTCCAACCGCGTGATTGCGTCAAAGTCCAAGAATTCGTAGTTGCGAACCCGGGCACGATAACGCTCAAAAATTTCCTCGTATTTGGTGCCCATAGGTCACACCTCCGTTACTTAATGGTCGTCACTTCCACGGTTTTTTTGGCTGGCTTTTTGGCATCAAGCTGCACCTCTTCCTCAAGGTCGCAGTTCAGAACCTCGTTCAGTGCCTTGATGACATTGCGGCTGTCGATCTTGTCCGCCTTGATAAGCTCTTTTGCTCTCATACGGATAGAATCCTTCATGCCGTCGCTCATTTTTGCCACGTCGCTGCGGATCTTTGCAGCATCCCAGCTAAACACATCATCAAAGTTTTCTGTCGTGAGTGCGTTACGGTAATGCTGTGCGACACCCAGCGCCTTCAGGACATCTGCATCCTCAATCAGGATCCAGTTGTCGCGGAAGAAACGCGGCTGTGAACCACGCATGGCAACCAGCTCACCGTACTCGATCTCCTGAACCTCGCCAAATTCCTCCCACTCGATCATATATCCTGCCGTGCGGCTGGAAATATAAATCAGGGGACCATGTACGCCGTTTTTGCATTCGACCATAGTGCTATTCGTAATCTTTTTAACTGCCAAAACAATACCTCCAAACATTCACATTAAAAATTCCGGCCAGTTATCCAGCCGGTTTATATCAGATCCTCTATCTATCAAGAGAACTTGTAAGCGCCAAAGTCACGATCCATGATAATGCCAATGCCGGTGCGCTTCATCAGCAGGAACTCCTGGCTCAGGTCAGCATTCTTCATCGGATCGCCCTGCAGCATGGTAACACTGCCCTCAGTAACACGCTTGATGGGCTTGGTGTCGCCAGCAACAACATACAGGGTGTCGTCAGGCAGGATGAACTTGGTAGAGCCGATCTCGTGACGCTGCTTCATAGAAATCAGCGGGGTGCCAGCCAGCTTGCCAGCATAGCCCATAGCATACAGGCTCTCCTTGCGGCTGTCAGAACCATCAATGTCAGGAATCTTGCGCAGCGCCTTCTTGGTGCCGATAATCATAGCAGACTCACCGGTGGAAGCCTCAACATGCTCGACCAGATCCAGCAGCTTGTCAGCATCCATCGTGCCGGTCTGCATGTACGGGGCCTGCAGGCCAGTGATCATGCTGCCGAAAGCGGCATAAGCACCGTCCAGGTCATGGCGGGTAAAGCTCTGAGAGCACAGACGGATCAGGTCATTGAAGTCAACACGGCCAGCAAGCACGCGGTTGATCTCCTCGTAAACCTTGATAGCCTGCAGCTGGGTGGCGATCATGACATCAGAGCCGCTTTCCAGGCGCTGACGGCGAATGCCCTGCGTACCCTCGGCAACGTCAGCAACGGTCAGCAGGCAATCCTTCTTCGTGTGGAAGATGTTGTTGTCACCCAGTGCCAGATTGCGATCCTCAATAAACTGGGTGAAGAACTCGTCGCCCTTCAGGCCCTCCTCGCTGACCTTCTCAACGACGACCTCGATGATGCTGAACAGGTTGCTGCACTTGCCATCGCGAATTGCCTTCAGGTCGATGGTGGACTTGCTGTTGTTGGCCTCCAGCAGAGCCTTGCGCAGAACTTCCTGGCTGTCAGCAACGCTGTATTCCTTGCCCAGTCGGCCAAAATAGCTATCGACTGCAAGGTTGATGAGCTTGTTATCAATCTCCATAGTAAAACCCTCCTAAATGGAAAGCGCTGACCAAACAAGATGGACAGCGCGTAAATGTCATGTATTAGTTATTCCTAACCCGTGATTAGAAAGAAACACGGATCTCGAAATACTCGTAGGCACCGTTGCCCCAGCCAGTCTTCTCGACGCTCTCGATCTTACCAAAGGTCTTGTCGTCAGCAGCTTCCTGAACGGCAATCTTCGTAGAATCAGCGGCAAAGCCAACAAACTTGCCCTTTTCAGGAGCCTTGTCGAAAGCCTCAGCAGTAGCGCTGAAATCGTCGCCGTTGTGCAGGACATAGCCGCGGCAGACCTTGCCAGCCTCATTGACCCATTCAGTCAGATAGTGGGTGCGGGTCTCATCATAGAACAGCTCCTCGCTGGCAATCAGGACCAGATCCTTCGGCTTGGACTCAGCGGTGGGGGCAGTAGCCTTATAGACCTCGCGACCCTCGCGCTCACCCAGAACAACCAGCCGCGCATTGTCGATCGCAACAGGGCTGTCATTCTTGTAAACCTTGACACTCTTCAGCAGAGAGCCATCAGTAGTGCCGGACATAAGATCCAGACGCACAACAGCATGCTTTTCATTAGCCATAGTTAAATTCCTCCGTTTATCGTATTATTTATAGCGTTCAAACAGGTCACCGTATTTGTCCGAGACGGACTGCATCTGGACCCCGCTCACGCCAAAGCGTGCTTTTTCGATCTCACCCTTCTTCTCTTTGGGTGCAACATAACTGAACTCGGCAGTGGCCTTCTTGCCCAGCAGCTTGTAGCATTCATCCTGCAGGGCAGTAAACTCCATGTCCTCATTCTTCTTCAGCTCGGTGTACTCATCGACACCGTCCAGCTGCTTGTCCATAATGGCAAACAGCTTTTCGCGCTTCTCGTTCTCCTCGACCTTCTTAGCCTCGGCCTCAGCAGCAACATAAGCATCATACTTGGGCTGCATCTCGTCGAACTGTGTCTTGACCTCGGAATACTGCGTGCTGAACTTTTCAGCCTCCTCTTTGGCAGCATTTACCTTGTCGCACAGTGCCTCATACAGCACGGGCAACTCAGGCTCAGCAGAGCCATCTTCCCAGTCTTCGTACACGACTTTCACGCGCTTTTTACCGTCAAAATCAACCTTGACATTATCGCCTTCCATGGCAAACGGTAGCGCATAAGTCTTCCAGTCCTGCGTATCAATCACGATCGCACGATTCTCCTGCACGTCCTGCAGCCAGTAGCGGCTGCACTCATCGCCCCAGCGGTCAGTGTACTTCTCGCCGGAAACAGCGTCGCAAATTTCCTGCATACGCTGGTTGTCCGTCAGGGTAAACTGTTCCGCAGGCTCCTGTGCAGGCGCGGCTTCAGGCTCTTTTTTCGGTTCTGCTGCAGCCGCAGACATCTCCTTGCACTTCTCTTCCAACTCCTCAATGGTAATTTCCTCCAAAGAGAAATCCAGCGTAGAAGCATCGATGCCGTAGGATGCAAGAATCTCATTTTTCTTCTCCAAAACACCTTCTCCTTTCGCAAAGTTATCTATCTCAGCCTCCTTGGAGGATTGAGAACTTTGTAGTGCTGTGTATTCGTCCAGCTTTTCTTTGATCTGGCTTGCCAGCGTAACAGCGCTGAAATTTGCCACCACATCGCTGCCGACCATCGCCGGTTTAATGCGTGGATCAGTCGTAGACAAAATGCAGCAACCATCAAATGCAAAATTTTTCACGACATAATAGCCGCGGTCATCTACATCTCCCTCCAGCGCCGTAATCTCCATGCTCTGCGCCTTTACGCCATCACGCTCAAAGATCTCACAGGAATCATCGAACTTGGTCCACAGCAGACCATCTACGCGCAGATAATCGCGCATCGTTCCTGTTCCGTCATCCCGGCTCACCCACCGGGCATTACAACTCTCCGGAATCACGCCATAGGCGCTGCCGGAGTATACATATTGAATGCCGTCCTCGTCAATTTTCAGCTCGTGCTCGTGCCCCTTAAAATCAAGGTCGCCCGCCTTACTTTCCTCAATATATCCAAGAATCGGCGTGTTTTTAATGCTTTCCAGTGCCGTGTCCACCACCTCTTTTGAGAAAGTGGAACCATTCAGGTTGTCGCCAGTGTGCAAAACATCAATCGTTACATTGATAAATCGCGTATCTTTACCGTTGACTTCTCCTGTTTTCTCAAAGGTGACAGGCAGGCGATTCAGTAGGTTTCCCATATCGCACACCCCGCAAATCAAAAAGATGCCCGCGACAAGCACAGGCAATCAGTAGTAGTTTCGTTTTTGCTTTTCTTTTACATATTCCTTCAGCGCGGCAATTTCCTCGTCAGATAAAGCATACACATACACGGTATGCCCGCTGCAATCTTTTTCCTTTCGCAGCAGCACAGCTCTGCTCAGGCTCAGATGAACCGCCAGTTCACGCCCGCGTATCTTTACCTCTTTCATATATCATCACCCCGCAGAATTTGCATTGCTGTCATGCTCAGCCGTAACCTCGCCTGCATCGCTCAGGTCTTTGCCCTTGCTGGCATTTGTGGGTCTGCCGCCCTCATCATCAGAGTTTTTGCCCTGCGTGTTAGAGCTTTTAAGCGGAATTTCCAGCTTATCAAGGCCAAGCATTTCGTTCTCAAGGTACAGCATGTTTTCCATATCACTGGGGCTGTAACCATTGGTAGCCATAATAGCACTGCGCACCGGTAAGCCATACTGACCGTCCTTTACGAACTGGTCATGCATCTCCTGCCGGTTAAAATATGTAACATCCAAAATATTCACTTTGAACTTATATGCCGTTGAAACACTCTTTAATTTGCGGTTGATCCAGCGCTCAATTTGGCGCATCACCGTAAATACAATCATCTGGTCGTTGATAGTTGACCATTTGACCGATGTAGCTGAGTCTTTGTCACCGCCGCCAAACAAAATACTGTTGACACCGGCCTGTGTCCACATAGACGCCTCGGCTTTTTCTACATCATCGCTGCCACTCACAGCGCCGCTCTTTTCAAAATTCCAGCTGGAAACCTTCATGGGTGACATAAACGCACCAATGTTTTCCGGCAGAACATTACACAGCATGTCGTAGAAGTCCCTGCACAGGTCATAATCGATCAGGAATGTACCATCGTCGCCGGTTGGTATTTCCAGGGCCAGAGCCTTGTAATTGTTGACCTCGCTTGCATTTTTGCTGATAGCACGGTAGTCCTCAATATCTGCCAATGCGCTGAACAGGCTCACAAACGGCGGAATCGGAATATGCGTCTGCTCGTTAATTTTGATACAAACGGTATTGTCGCTGCTCAATTCCTGCCATTTCAAGCTGGAGTCTTTTGCGTATGCATTGTACATCGTCGTGAATTCCGGCGGGAAATTCGGCAGCCGTTCACTGTTCGCATCAAAATAGCTAAAGTTAAAGGCAAAATTATACACGCCGTCCTCAATGCTGGAAATCTTGCAGTAGTCCTGGTCCAGCTGCTGGAATGTATAACTGTCATTCGTTTCCCACGCATAACCGTAGTACACATCATCACGAAATGCCACCGTCAGCGCTCGTGTAAACTCGTGCCGGATATTCATTTTCTCCAGCTCATTGATGACTGCATAGTACCCCTTCTTGAACTTGTTCATGTTCACGCTCTTAGTCCTGTCAATGCCATACGGCACAACAATATAGCTGAACGTAGACATACTCGCAAAATACTGGATCAGTCTGCGGTAGTAGTTCGATATATTATAAAGGTACTGGCTCATCTGGCGCAGCTGCGTCTCGTAGTTCGCCGGGTTACCAAGATAAGTCACAATCTGGGATTTTGTATACTTACGGTATGTAGGTGCATAGTCCTTGTTATTTTCAAGGTCTCGGACTTTGATTTGTGAAATATTTGCATAGCGGAGCTTGTCCATAAACTCCGTCATAGATACATAGTCGCGCTTGCCATCCGGGGTCATCACGGCCACTTTTTTCTGCGTTGAATCAATAGTCAAATGTACCCCTCCTTCTGGCAGGTGCCCTAAAGTTTATTTCGATTTTCTTTGTCTTAGCGTAATTCTTTGCCATGCTGCGCTCAACCTGCATTGCTATGTAGTAGTTGTAACTAACCGAGCTGTAACGGTCCTTGCGTGCGCCGGGCTTTTCATGTACACGGATCAGGTTGTTTGTCGCCTCATAATCAAGGTTGACCAACTCGTTAACCATCAGCCCTGTATTGATAAACGGCAGCTGTAAAGCGGTACGCTCTGTCGGCGTCATCTTGTCATAGCCCTTGAACTGCGCACGCAGCAGCTCCTCGCAATCGTACTCGGAATCAAGGAACCGGATACGTCCCTGCTGAATACCGCTTCGCAGGGCAATCGTCACATCATTGTTGAACTGTGCGCTGCCCATAATGGCCCAAATTACCTTGGGCGCGGTCTTATCTGGGCATCTATCCTGGAAATCAGCGTTATTGCAGCAGTTCAGCGGTGGGAATATCTCTCCGCTCTCCGGGTCATAACACTCATGCATCAACAGGTCCATGATCGGGGCACCAAGGCCCTTGGCATCAATACCGATGTAGTCGCAGTCAAACCATTTAAAATAGCGGCGCAGTTTTAACACAAGGTCCTGCGTGATGATACCTTCACAGTTTTCCGTATATACCATGTTGCTGGTATATCGTCCACTGTTGCTCGGTATCATGTTGTTTAAGAAAATGCTCGTTGCATCGTTATCGCTATGCTTAGAACTCATCAAAGCAATATCGACCGCCAAAATACGCTTCTCCCCAGGCTTCTTCTTTGGCGGTTCAATAGATTTGCCTGCCAAGATAGTGCCCGGTGCATAAAATGCCTGCTTCAGATTGCGTACTTTATTGATATCTTCAAAGCTGAACAGCCCGCCATCAGTCACACCGATAAACATGGCTTCCATCTCCATACGGAACTTAATGTCGCTGAACGAAGATTCGGACATCTCATCCTCAACCTGCTCTAACGACAACATACCCTCTTTTACAGGCATCTGATACGGGAACCGGAAGCAGAAATATTTTTTATCTGTGGCGTACATATTATAGAAATAGTCCTGGCACAGCTTCCACGACCAATGCGATTGAAACCATGCTGAACTCAAGTACATTTCAATAGGTCGCTCCAGCAAATGTTTGTACTGCTTCTTCCGTAAATAACCAGGCTGGCGTGCAACCGTCAGGAAACGACGCAGGACCAGATCAATGACATCCTTGTCGATCATACGGAACTCGTCGCAGATCAGAATCGTAGCACGATGTCCGCGGGAGGTATCGCTTGCTGTAACAACTTCGATAAAGCTGCCATTACGGAATGTAATCTCAGCCTTACTTTGATTGATGACAACATCTTTTATCTCACTGCGCAATAGCGGAGACATTGGCATAAGTTCCTTGGTTATCTTTTCAAGAACCTGCGCACCCTGACTTCGAACCTTTGCGCAAACCACTATTTTGCTGTGCGGATAAAGAATCGCCTTATAAACAATAAATACGGCAGTTAGAAACGTTTTACCGAGACCACGCGAGCCAATGAAACAAAAATTCGTCGCCAGATTCATCATAAAAAGCAAGACGACCTGGAACGGATGCAACTCTAAGTTTAAATAGTCCTTACAGAATCGGTGCGGGTTTGCCCTGTAAAAAGAGCACCACTTCGCCACCGCGTTCATGATTTGCGTAGCCTTGTCATTTGCAACTTCTTCTGCAGTTCTTTTCTGAGCCATTACCTACCACCTCACTTTGCAGCTTCGGCGGCCTCATCAGGCTCATCGTTATTCATGTAATATTCCGGCTTGTGCGCGGTATAACGTTCCATTTCAGCGTCATACTCCTCTTTATAGGGGTTCTTCACCTTAAACAGTTCGCACAAGGCGCTAAGCACCCACACACGGAAATAGTGGCCAATACCATCTACATCCTTCCACGCCGGGTCAGGCTCAGGGATCGGATCTGTCCTCTCCCATTTTTCAATCAGCGTACCAAAGGTGTTTGCCTCGGCAAGCGCATTGTCGTTTGTCTGGTTAGGCTTGATATTGGCTGAACCAAGCAAGCTCTGCAGGTTGTCATTGGCCGTTTTAATGTCCTTGACATCGCCACTCTTGGCCGCACGCTCACAGGCAAGCTCACCAATGCAGATATTCTTGAACAATACCTCCTGCGCTTTTGTCTTGCACTCGTACCGCGTTGTCCAGTCTTTGTACTCTCTATCCAGGAACAGATACTCCTGATCCTTCATGGATGTCCCCCAAAAATCAAGCATACGCTGGCTGACACGCCCCTTGGCATCTACAGCTTGGGAGTTATCATCAACCTCATTGATGATGCGGCCATTAACTTCTTCCAGGTAATCGTCAAAGGTTTTGTTGCGGTACTGTACAATGTTCAACTGCTTGACCCATGCAGCCATGCGGGTAAGATTCGCTGCACGATTTGCCGTTGATCTGAAAATTTTGTCGTTGTAATACATATCAAACCGCATACAAACGCGCTTTGCAGCATCCTCTTCATTGCCAAGCGTCTTGCAATAATGGTCGTACAACTTGTCAACACAACTCTTGCAACTCGGCATAAAGTGGTTGTTTCCTGCCCACAGCTGACTTTGGCTCGGATAAAAGTTATCCTTTTGGCGTGTAAATTTCTTATGACATGTCACACAGAAAAACACTTCCGGCTGGTCCTCCTCCGCCATAATGCGCTGGATTCGCGCCTGTGCCTCTGCGTGCTCTCGTAAAATCGTCGCTTTGTTTTTAGCGCCTTTGGGTCGTCCCATTACGGATCACCCACCTTGTTTTCTGTTGGGTTACCGTCTTCGTCAAAATCAGCAAACTGATTACGACCACCGTTACTCCAATAGTTCACAATCGCCAGCAGCTTCGGTGTCCGCTTAAACACACAAAACGGTGCGCCGGTAATATCGTTCACCTCGCGCTTCTCGTAGCTGAGTCCATACGCCTTCAAAAAATTTGTCAGGCGGCTGGAATAGCTACAAAAAAACTCAGGCTGCTTCTTAACATTCTCCTCCAAAAACTCACTTCCCTTCCCTTAAAAAATGCCGCTGGGTTAATCCAGCTTTACATCATAGGCGCAGTCCAGCCCTAGGTCATTGACGACCAAAACTGTCTGCTCCGGTTTATTCTTCAATCGCTTATCCATACAATAATTGTCAGGCCCATCTACGCAGCCGCTCTCGTAGACCTTCGTGTCATACACGGTGGTAAGCCCGTTCGTGTGACGGTGTCCCATCAAAACAATGTCGGGCTTCATGCCAGTCATCATGGTCAGGCTGTTCACTACTCCTGTAGGAGTATCTTTGTCTCCATGCACAGCAAATACATCCAGCGTGCGCACTGCAAATCGAACCATTGAGCCGTCATAATCTACATCGCATACATGTACGTTGTTAATCTGCGCACATTTTGCCTGTACGTAGTAGCTCACAAGCCTGTCCAGATACTCTCCGTGCTGATTGTCTTCTTTATTAGGGAACACACGGCTGTGGTTGCCAGGTACGCTGTATACCTCAACGTCGAGGAACAGCTTCGCCATCTCTGCCACAAACCAGCTCACAGCCTCACTGGCAGAAATAACCTGGTCAATCACATTCTCATTGTTTTCCAAACGACTGTTCACATGGATCGCTCCGTTGACCATATCACCACCCAGCACAACATAGCACTTCTTAGCATTATGCCGCCGCCAGATTTCTGTAACCTTGCCAGCATATTTGCGCAGGCGGTACATCATAATCTGTTGATTATACTGGTTGCAGTAGTTGGAAATCTGGATCCCTGCGTGCAAATCTGTCAGGTGGACGATCAGATCACAGTCGCCCTGTCCTACACACTGCAGCACATCCACACGCGCATACTCAGCCGGGTCATAGGCATCAATGCGGCGCTCGATCAGCTCACGCATACTCTCACCACGCGCTTTTGCACGAAGCAGCCGACTGACCTCGTTACGCTCATCACGCATCTTGACCCGAGCTTTCTCCAGCTCACGCCGCTCCTCACGGATGCTTTCCAGCAGCTCTTCCGTGCTGGCTGTATCAACCTCGCTCACCTGTTGCAGGTCCTGATATGCTTTCCACGTCTTGCGGTAGGCACACTCACCTTTATCCCAACCCAGCGTTGTGTTGATGACATTTGCAACGTCAGTCCATGTACCAATTTCATCCTTGCTGCGGCAAACACGGTACACATACTGCGCGTCCGTCTCACCGCTCAATTTCGGCCAATCGTTCATGCAACCACCTCATCACCCAAAGTACGGGCGGTACGGCGGCGTTCATCCCGTTCCATCTCCTCCAGCGCCTGCTGTGCATCAACATTATTAACAAGCGCCTTCAGCACATCTCTGGTCTCGTCAACCATGGTCTTATGCACGGTCGTAACCATGTGCGCACGTGGGAACTTCTCACGGATCATCTTTGCCTCTGCCTTAGAAATAGTAATCATACAAACATCGCTCCTTAAAAAACTTTTAAAATCGGACAAAACAAAAGCCCGCCCAAAGCCGAAGCCCTGGGCAGGTTAAAGTCATCAGTCCTTAATCGTTGTAAACTGCCTTATTTTAAAAGCGTTACATCGTAGAATGCCGCTGTCTGTATTTGCGTACTCTTTCTCTTGTCTGTTCTCTTTTTATGATCTTGGCGCAATCGTCACAATACTTTGTCATGTTCCCTCTTGCCGTAAACGCACAGCCGCAGCTCACGCAGAACCGTATGTTTTTCAACCCCACCGTTTGATACAAAGCATACAGGTTCAGCCGATTTGTGTCAGGCGTAACAACCATCTCGTATACAACTTCATTATTCTTCAAATCATAATTCTCGTAGGTATAATAACAGCCAACCTTCTTCGCGGTATGTTCGCTGTCCGTCCGTAGCAGAATGCCGTACTCATCGCTCACCGTCTCCATCCCTATCGGCGCGTGATAAGTCTCGTACCACTTTCCCTTTCTGATGGTAACATCATGCAGGTGCGACTCAAAACAGCCGCAAAACCGCTTGATCTTAAACTCAGTCGTCAAATCTATCGTGTCCATATGTAAAATCCTACACATCATCACAACGCCAAACAGGCAAAGTTGCTCTTTCTGCTTCAGATTGTGTGTCTCAATTTGTGTCATGATCCATTCAAGGTCTTGTTTATATACTTTTATACTGTCAATCTGTAATAACTCACATGTCTTCGTTCCACAGGTCTCAAAATGTCTTACAAGGTCATATCTGTCGTAGTTCAAATTCAAACTGTTGTCAAACATCGTAAGGTACATATCAGCGCATTTGTCAGGCGTCATTCCGCTGCGCCCAATTACACGCTTCAACGCACGGTTTCCTAAATCGTTCTTCTTGTAATTATCAAGCAGCATCTTCTCGTTGCAGTAAAAATCATAAAACATCGCAATCACCTCCCGGTACAAGCTCTGCATCGATATACTCTACCGGGATGTCGCTTTCCACAGGGGCCAGCGTATAACGCTTTCCAAGGTACTCGTACTCGCCGTCATCGCACTCCTGCGGCAGGCAGATGTTTACCTGTTTAATGTTCTCTACTACACCCTTACCGGCCATCTGCCACATGAACTTTTTGTTGCGGCTCTTATACTTGTCATAGCACAGCACCACACAAATGTTTGCAAGCTCACGCACATCCGGTACGATCTGCTGGCACCGGCTGCGGTAAATGTTGTAGTAATACTGCCAGTTTACCTCAAAATTCGCAGCGAGTTCTTTCGTAATGTTCTGTTCTCTTAAAATGTCTTTATACGTTTCATAGTGTCTGCACTGGTGGTTCAGCTCCGCCAAATCCCTGCACAGCTTGTAAAATTCGCAAAATATCAACTCAATGGCGTCAAAGTGTTCCTGGTCATACCCAATCTCTTCATCAAACATGATCCTCCAGTCGAACTTTTTCATGCGCCGTTTTCGGATCGTGTTTTCCCAGCGCTCAAGCTCAAAGCACAGCATGTTCATGTTGGAGTGGGCACAACTCAGCTTTTTCATCCGCTTGTAGTACGGGCTTGCGTACTTCATAAAATACGGCAGCGGACGACCGTATTTCGCAATGTTGCGGGGCACCGGGTAAAGCACTCCCGTCTTGGCAAAATCGCATTTCTGCTTTTGGACTATATCATCATCTCATAGCTGTGGAACTATGAGAGGCTGGCACTTCCACGCTGGATTTTCACCAGAACGTGTACTCCCTTACGGGATAGTCTCTTAACCTTCCCCATCTGGGGCTTGGCACAGGATTATTCATTTGACCTTCCCTGTCAGCCTGTTATCTGACCGCCATTTCCTGCGGTTCCTAAGCGTATAACAGACACCCTGCTTTTGCAGGTTCACCAGCTTCTTTAACTGCACGTCACCGCATAGTGCCACCGATCATCATGGCTTTGCCGTTGACCACCGAGAGTAGATCAACATACCCCTCGTATCGCTTTTTCTGCTCCTGTGTTTTTGGCGCTTTGTTGTGGTATGCACTCGCATAGTTGCTTATCTCTCCAATGGAGCTGCGCAAGCTGCGAATAATACAGTTTGTTCTGTTCTGGATGCTGTATTCTTCCTTCAATGCAGTGACCTTGTCCTCAACATCAATGACCACAGAAGCGTTGCGATCAACACCGCTCATAATTACAGGGTCATTAACAATCAATGTAAGATCACCGTCATACGTACCTACGTTATATTTTGCGTAGGTGCTGACTATATCTTCTGCCGTTTTCGGCAGCGGTGCGCTCCCAGCCGCGTATCAATAGCGGCCGTACTCCGGTACACTCATCCCGGATAGTCGATGCACTCCTTGCGAAGCACAGGATTCTCCCTTGCGGGCATTCCCTGTTAGCAGCCGTTAGGCCACACCCCTGATGAAGGGTTCACACCGTTCCAAATGCTGTGTTACCACAGCCCCGAACCATGACTGATCCGCGCCATTTAATCGCTGCGGCGTGATACTTTTGCAGTTTACAATCGCCGTGTTGACCAAATGTCCACAATACTTCTCCAGAAGTTCGTTCGTTGTTCCTTTTAAAATAACATGTTCACTCTTGCAAATATGTGGGTTCCGCTCTAACAATCGCTCACCAAGCATGGTTCCTATTCTGTCAAAGCAGAAGAATTCATCCGCCTCCAGCGCTCCCTTTAAGGGCAACCCGCCGATGTGTTCCATCAGCATAATCAAATCAGGAGTTAATGTTTTGAAAGTTGATTTAGTCCAAAGCTTTCCACACTTCATATCATCGCGGTACTTCCCAAGCAAGTTCACAATGTAATTCCGCACGCCGTCCTCGTTCATCATCTCCGGGTTTTTGAGAATGGCTGCGCAGTAGTCGTTCAACGCCTTATGCTTATCAGCGTACATGCCAAGAAAACAGTATGTATAAATCGGGTCGCCGTCTGTGATCTTTTCAAACCAGTTGATGCTGTCATCTGCGATGGAGCGGAACTTGTCATACGGCAAGTCCAAATCCTGCAAAATCTGGTAGTTTGCCCGCGTCATAAGCGGCTCCGTATCGGCATCGAAGTTCCACTTGGCAATACCAAAACAATGGTTATACTTCTTGAACTGATACCAATACTCCTCCCAGTCCGCAATCGTGCCGGTCTTGTTGAAGTAGGAGTATCCCTTGTACTGCCCCTCCGTCAAAATCATCAGCGGTTCTGCGCCCGGGCTTACATCGTGCTGCACACCCCAGATATCTGTAATGAACCGCACACCGCGCTCTGCAAAAAAAGTCTCATAGTCAACACTATGAACCACGCCCTTCATCAGAGGGAGCCTGATTACCGCGCTCGTAATCGGCGTATCACTGCCAATCCTACGGTGAACTTCCTCCATGATTTTTGGGTGTGCAATGCCGCAGCCGTCAAATGCGTTGATGGTAATATCGCGGACACCTTCCGTGATGTCTTTCTGTGTCCAATCACGCTCTGCACCGGTGTTCTTATCCTTGAACTTGATCTTTTTATCATACACATACTTGATGTGCTGGTCCTTAATGGTCAAAAAACAGTCAGGTACAACGACAATATTCGGCACCCAGCCCTCAATGCAATGGCAACTGGAGAAGCAGAGGCCACGATAACCCGAAAACTTCGATATAACGCACTTATCAAAAGTTATTCCCATCGTGATACGCTTATCCAACTCCTTGGCGATCCGTCTGTCTACAAAACTCAGGATGCCCTGCCGTACCATGCTGGCACTGCGCTCACTCACCACAAATTCCTGCTTGCCAACCTTGAACCCGTGGTGGATCAGCCGCGTCATTTCTTTTTTTTTGTTCTGCCCGCCCACGCAGTTCACAAACACGACAAAGCGGTTGAACTTATCGGTCTCATATGTAATCAGCCGTACCTGCCGGAAAAGCATATTGTCTCCCTGCTTTACCTGAAAGCGCTTTTCCTCATCTGGGTCAAGCTGGATGTTAAAGTTGTTGCTTATAATAAAGGAAAGCGGAAATTTCCGTACTACATACAACGGGGGTGCAAACATTACTCGTCCCCCTTTTCATTGTCGTTCTCGTCCGGGTCTACCTGCTCCAGCTTCAGCGCTCCATTGTCAAAGCACCAACGGTACACAACACCCCACGCAAGACCTGTCACCAACGGCACTCCAACAAACAACGCCAGCGCAAACAGCCAATTCACCCCCAATCCAACTGCCGCGACCGCTGCAATCGCACATATAGCCCACACGATCATCTTGAACATGCCCCACGCATCCAGCGCGGCCTGCATCAAAATCAATTTCGTCTCTGCACGCTTAATATTCAAACAGCGTACCTCCTTCATTTTATACATTTTGTAATAGTGCTCATACGGCACGCACCATCTCATGCCAGCACGGCAGCTGCTTTACCCAAGGCCGTCCGATTGCACATAGTCGCCAAAAATATTCTTCGTCGCTAAAACTGTCCCTATCTGGATACTGATGCATAAAGAGATATACTTTCGCCTCCTGAACGTTGTAAAAAGCGTGCCTGGCAAAAATGTACCCATTATACATTCTGTGTTTATGGCGAAGAACCTCGCTGTTACTGGCGTTGCATTTATCTGGAGTGCCCCATTTCAAAACTGTTTCACCCGTTTTTATATCAACAAGCTCAATTTCCATACCGTATCACCTGCCTTTCCTGCCCGCCGCAGCGGTTCTGTTTATATCATCGCCCCGTTGGGCGTTAGTTCGTTAGAAAATGTCGTTACTTGCGAAAACCATCGTGTCATCAGGGACTATGTCAAGAACCTGATCCATATTACGTTCATGGTTTGTCCTTATTGATTTTGCCACAGTCGGCGTCCATCCGGGCTTGTACCACGATTTTCCAGGGTCTTCATCCTCAAGAATTAACTCAACTTGCTCTGTCAACTCTTCTGCTTTTATATTTGTACAAAGTATAGGAAAAACAATTATTGTAGTGGCAAAATTTTTCCTTTTATCGTCGTTTTCCATGCGTTTGCAATATGTGGTAACAACCAAACCTAAAGATCTAAGTTCTTTTATACTTTCTTTCATAGTTGTTCTCGACACGTTCAACAAATTCATAACAGTCCCATAATATCCAACAAACACTGGTGCTTTGACATCTTTGTGAACATTACCCCAAAAGCCAGCATACATTTTTAATGCGATATAAATACGTAATATCGTCGATCTCGAATATCCTTTGCCACCAGATGAACATAACAAGTCCCATAGAATTTTAAATTCATTAAGCTCAATGCACGCTAACATATTTTTGCCGTTTACCGCATGTTCCTTTGCTTTCGCAACAATATCATCAGTAAAATCAAATCCAAAAATCATTTTGGGGTCGTCTGATCTTCCATAAAATTTTACATATCCGTATTCCTCTAAGCTGTCAAGCGCCCTGTTGACAGCCGTATAATGTCTTGCTCTTAAATCGTTGTTGTTAAAAAATGCAGCATTCTTACACAAATCAATTACAGATGTCTTTCTCCGCATCCACTCCAACCCGTTCATATCGGCCATCATATATAGGGCAAGATACACAGAGACAAGACATGGCGATGATTCCTGTAATAAATGAGCTGGAATAAAAATCTTAATTTTGTCTGAGTGATTTTTTTGTAGATACATCAATACCTCCGTTTTTTATGGCATCACGCTTCTGTTGACCTGACACCAACGTTCAACACAAAATGTGCCTAAAAATCATCGTCGGATTTTTGCTGAAAACGGCACATAATCTGCCATAATCATCGTCGGATTTTGGTAGAATATGCCCTGTTTTCAGCAAAAATCCGCTCACTTATATTTCATAGTTCCATCTTTATCGGACTCGGTTTTTGTCCAGTCCCCTCCGCGTTCTGGTCCCGTGTTAGTGTAGGTCCCAGAAGCTCCGGGTCCTGTCCAAAAACCTCGTCCTCAGCGGCGTTCTCACGCCTTGTTCTTGGCTCGGGCTTGTGCATGGACTGGTTTTCTTGTTTGGCATAGTTGTGTGTATGGTCTTGCTTGCTTGTTTTTCATGTGCGCCCCTTGTTCGGTCCTGCGCATCGTTCTCTTTGGTCACGATGCTTGTCCCGGCGTCGTCCTTGTGCTTTATAAAATGTGGCACAAGCACTCCGCACACAAGCGATCTTGTCATGGCTGTAATGTTGGGCTTGTTCCCCGCCTTTGCATGGATTGTTGCCTTGCCCTTAATACACAATGATTACATCGGTCATGCCTCTTCTAAAGCGCCCGATCTGCACCCCTGGGACCTGTGTTGTCCAAATATCTGCGACTTCTACAGTGTCACGGTTCTCGTCATACACGCACAAAATGTCGTCCTTGTGCTTGTCTGGCACAGTCTCATAAAATTCTCGAATCGTCGTGTTGTCACCTCCTTCTGCCGCACTCAGTCCCCTTATATGACACCTCAACCGTCAAATTGACGTTCCAGTCCCCCTCAAATCGAGGGCTACTCAATTATTGAACAACGCAAGGGGTCCTCAAAATGAACCCCCCTTTACACGTCACCCAACTGTACCCAATCTGACGAACCTTCAGCCCTTGATACAGCCACTCTGCGGCGTTCTTATCGAACCTGCCACAAAGTTATCGTCCCGTCCACAAACAGGCTCTGGCTGTACTCCTCGCCGTCTAAGACGATGTACCTCTTCCCGTCAATATCCTTGTGCGACCCCAGGCACGGCACAACACGTTTGTCCAGGCCATCAATAGTTGGCGCTGACACGATCACATTGTCCCCATGTAAACCGCAAATTTCAACTTCCGTCAACTCATGCAGCTGGAACGGAAGCGCTTTGATCTTTTCTACACTCGAAATATCCTCATTGATTTGTGTAAACTGCGCAACTTCTTCTATCCCATCAAGTGTCTCGGGATCGTAAAACGCAACTTGTTTGCACAGCGCCTCCAATGCGTCTGTGCGGCGAATAATTTCATCATTTGACATAGTTATCACACCTCCTTAAAAATGCTCACAGGCGGCTCTACTGGCATACTGTGACGTCTGAGCATATCGGCATCAAAACAAAAATCTAACAGTTCATCATATGTATCACAAGGCCAGCAACCACGATGCGACACAGTTTTCTTCCAGAACCGCTCATCAAACGTCTTACTTGACCTATTTGGCTTGCATTCGTCAATCCCAAGCCCGGCAGTATTTTCCGCGTTATTGCGGCTCCAACCGTTTGCCATCAATAATTTGATATATCTCTTACGTGTCATCGTTCATTTCTCCTTATTACAGTTTGTATATTTTCTGCTGCTCCTTCTGCCACGCCTTGGCCTCGGCAATTTCTTTGTCAAGAATGGCTTCTGTCTCAGCCTCTTCCAAAAAGAACGGGTCACGGTCCAGCGGGATACTCTGCAGCAGCTGCCAGAAGCGGTAATCCGGTTTCAACTCCCACAGCTCCGCCAGCTTGCTCAAAAACTGCCATATTCTCTTAGGGTCACGCATTGTTGTCCTCCTCTAGCTCATATACATCGGTAATGTCTAAATCATCGTCACCAGCACACGACGGGTCATCCAAGTATCTATCCACTGCTTCTTCCTCGCTGTCTGCTTTTACATCAGCATAGCCGCGATACCAAATTCGATAAAATTTTATCAGTCTGTCTCCCTGTTGGCGATTTTAGTCAGTGAGTATTTGCCCGATGCCGTGATGCTTGGAAACAGGTTAGTAGAAATCACACGAAAATTTGTGTATGTGCCGTCTTGCTCACTTTTACATGCGTACAGTTGGGTACCGTTGTAATCGATAGTATCTACGTCGTAATTGAGCAGGGCCTTCGCCAATGCTGCTTCCTTCGCTGTCCACTCAAATCCGTCAAGGTCCCAAGAGCATGGCAAGGATAATGTTGTGATGCAGTCTCCGCTCCTATAAAAGTCGCAGAATTCACAGCCGGATTCTTCGTTGCAGTATTGCTTGATAAGTCTCATCGCATCAAGCACCTGTTTTTTCTCGATTCTATCGTTCATCAATATTTTGAACCTCCAGCGCATAAGCATATGTCTCAACCACGCAATTTATAGGATTGTAAATATGACGCAGATACATTTTTATTTTAAGTACGGCATAATCGCAATTCCCATCTTTGTCTGCATCAACGCAGCACTCAGAGATGATCTTTATAAGCCTGTCCTCTTCTTTGATGATATCTATGAGCTTATCTTTCGGGAAGTCCTTCAGCTTCTCATATTCAGCTCTTGTCATCTTCGCATACCTCCAACCATCCATCGATCTCGCTGCGCAGGTTCTTCATACAGGCAACAACCGCCTCATGCACGCGGGCACAGCTGGCGTATTGCAGTCCGGCATCAATGGCGTCTTCACCAGTCAGTTCAAGCGATCCGACCATAGCCGTTGCAAAGTGACTGTAAAAATCAACGCAGGCAAGGCTGTTTTTATCATATGCCTCGTCTCCAATCGGCTTGCTGTCAGGCAGCGTCGCACTCGCCATATCCAGTAAAGCGTTAATAAAAGTGTTGTTTCGGAGCAGACGCTCTGTTGGAACTGCCAAAAAATATTGTCGGATATCGATTCTATCGTTCATAATGTTCTCCTTACTGTTTACCTTTAGCGACAAAAGCCCGCAGATTGTTTTGATAGTTGACATTGGGCGCTGCTGGTTATTCACCAACAAAAATGTACTGATCAACATAATCCCGGTTTTCACCTTTCAAGATTGGCATTTCAGTATCAAGTACCCACTGCCCATCCTTGTTGATACAGACTGTGCCACGCTTGCATGTGGTAGGATAATTATTCCAGTTGATGTTAAATTGCTCCATAAGCATGTCCTGAATGTCGTTGCATTTCTTCCCCTCCAGCTGTTTGTGTGAGAAATATGCTTGCCCCACCATCTGGATGGAATTGCGTGTCGCATCAAGCTGACGCCAGTAGATAAGGTTACAAACTTCTTCCTTTGGGATGTTGAAGCAGCGGGCATCGAACATAGCACCGTTTACCATAGATTTGTTGTACGCCACTATATATTGCATGGCATGTTTTTCGTTGTCAGAAAGCTCGCGATTTGTTCCACCATCGTACCAATTTTCGATATTTTCACTTCCATAGGTATCAACATTTGCCTCAAAAAACTTATTGAACGCCATCGTTGCCATACTGGCTGACACGCTGCACAATTTTTGCACCTCGTAATCGAACCAAGCATCCGTGGTAAGTGTCTGGTAATCAATCAGGATCAGCGTGATTTCATCGGACTGTGTGTAGCCGAACACGCAGCCTTGGATGTTTTTACACAGGTACTTCATGGTTTCCTGCATAGATTTCATCAGGATCATGTCAAATGGCTTTTGAAAACCACGAGTAAATGTGTGGAACGCTTTGCCGTCAATGCGGATAGCAACAGGCATGCGGCGCATTAACTTTGTTTTAGGAACTGCCTCGTAATACTCTTTCATACGGGTGCCAATGGAATCATTAAAGCTCATAATATTCTCCTTGTCTGTTTAGTATCTGAATGCAGTTGCCTGTGCCAACATTAGAATTGCGCACATGTGAAGGCTTTCATCGTACCAAGCACACCTGTTATCACATTTGTAGTCTGTTGATGCTTTAACTGCTGCTTTCAGCGGGCATCTTTTCTCTTCATCATACATTGGGTCTCTCTGGCTCCTTTCCTACTCTGGTGCAGAAATCGAGATAGTTATCGATTGCATCCCGCGCCACCTTGTCAATATTTGTAAACTTCTTTGTATGAAAGTCCACAAGGTCGCTGATGTCGTCAATTTTTCCGTACCAAATGCGGTCCTTTGGATCATATTTGACAGTGCAACCGTATCCTTTATAGATGTAAAAATATTGGCTATACCAATCCCATAGGTCGTTGTAGCTTGTAAAGAGTGCTCCGTCAATCATGTATTTGCGTTTGGAGAACATTTCGCCACAAATTTCGTATGTAACAATTTTGTTGAAGACATTGCGTTTATAACCAATGCTCATCATAAGCTTCTTGTATCGTTTACGGGTCATATACATCACTCCTTAGTTGGCGGCGCAGGCAGTTCTGTCCATGCAAGAACTTCACTATCATATTGATCTGATACATCACCCAGCCAGCATCCGTATCTGTAGAGTCCTTTACCATAATCATGATGTATTTCCTCAAAAAAGCTGTTGGGGTCACTGTACTTATACCAATAGATGTATGGACCTTCGTCTTTAGGCGGGTCATTCTGTGCATCGTGCCAAACGGTTGCCTTAGACTCCTCGATAGCGTCCAGCTTCTCTAACGCATCGCGGATCACCTTGACGGCGTTCTGGTAACAGTCGTATTCGTGGCAGTGGCTCCTGTCCAGTCCAAATCTGCAATCGCTGCAAAAGCCGTATTTTATGGCGATGTTAAAGGCTCGTTCGTAGGCTTTGTTAGTCATTATGTGTTACCTCCGGGGGTTCTGGGAGCGGCATCCAGTGGGTGACGAAATCATCGACTTGGAGATTTCTTGTATCATCGTCGTTATAGTGTCTTTCCTCCCACCATCCTTCAGGGATGATGTAGTCGTCGGTTTCTTCGTCGTAAGTACCCCAATAATTTATGTCGTCCCAATTCCAGATACTTTCTCCTGTATGGATAGTTCCATCCTCGTATATAGCAGTAGTGGTAACATAGCCTATAACCTTGTCATCTCTGCGTATCTCTGCATAGATAAAAACTTCTGTTTCCGTCTCCGGCGGTCTGTCTTTAACGCTTATCCATTCAGTCATCTGCGTTCACCATCATTTGCATTATGTACAGCAGAAAGTATTGCATCCTTGAACACATCTTTTAATTCAATGTTATTTTCGGCAGCTACAGGCATCATTTTTATATCTCTTGTTACATATTTCGTTTTTACAACAATCGAAATTCCGTTCAAAAGCTCAACAGAATATCCAGTAGTCATAATTCCTTCTTCACCTGTTTTAACAAAATAGCTTTCGTAGCTCACCCAAGGGCTTTTATAGACTTTCATCTTCGTTCACCATCCTTTATCATTTTTTATCATTCTCGCGCCACACTTCGGGCAATACTTATAATTCAATTCTGATCGCTTACCACAGTTGCCGCATATAAAATTCATGACAATGTGATCTTCTATTCTTCCAAGGCTCCACTTTGCCGTAGGCCGCAGGGATTCGGGGTCGATTGTTGGCGCGGCGTCAATAGCTTCAAGCACTTTTCTACAACCCTCGCCGTAGAAATAAGCAGCTGTTTTGCCTGATCGAATCCCTTTGGTGATTTGGCACGTTGCATCGAATACTTCAAATTTTTCAGCATCAATCAGTCGCATGGTTATCCATCACTTTCTCAAAATAGAATTTGATCGCTTTCGGATTTTCCAGCACATTGCCGTAAGCGATGCCGACTTTGTAAATGTAGTTCTCTTGCAGTTTTCGCGGGATTTCTGCAATGTACTGTCTGAATGTTTCAAGGTCGTGGGCGCGTTTGTAATGGTTGCACATACGGCAGGACGGCATAAGGTTTTCAATGTCGTCCGTGCCGGAATCCTCTGGGTTCCACGCCCTCTGCGGCTTGAAATGGTCTACCTGCATATCATTGTAGGCAATGTGGCGACCACAGTAAGCGCAATGACCGTCAAATTTATTGTACACCGCAACGCGGGTCTTTTTATTGATTGCCATTTATTCATCCTCGCTGTACTTATAGTCGTAAAAAGTTCCGTCAGGTTCAACGAAAAATTCTTCTTCTTCCCATCGTGCATCACAGGTTTTATAATTTTCGCAAGAAGCAAGGCTCACGTTCATAGAACCATCATTGCCGCGCTTATACCATTTACCAATTTTGCCATCCTTGCGCATTGTATAGTCCAGCGAGTATTGATACAGATTACTTACAACAATGCGTCCGCCGCAGAGCGGGCAGCATTTAATAGCTGTTCCAAGGTTCATTCTACGCCCTCCGTATCCGCCGGGGATTGTGTAGCAGGCTCTTTCTGCTGCCAGTAACAGCAGCCGTCATCGCCGTCAGTGAAGTCGGCACAATAGGGGCTTGCGTCGCAAAAGCATACGCCGCTATCGCTTATCCATTCTTCCACAGGCCGCAGGCATCTTGGGTCGACGGTAGGCGCGGAATCAATCGCCCTTTCAATCGCCCTTTCAATCTCCGCATAAGTTCCAGAGTAAAATCTTGTTTCCATTTCGATGCGGTGCATTGCATCCTCAGCATAAATCAGTCGTTTCATTTCATCAATTCTCCTTTCGGCTGGCTTGCGCCCGGAATCTGGCAGTCTATTGTTGTATTCATTGGTATAACTCTCTTTCCATTTTTAACGCTTCTTCGCGCAATTCTCCAAAGCCGTATTAGTCCCAGTTATCCATGCGTGAAGTGATTGCGTCGCAAGTCTTGCACAAATAATAAGACTCGGCAGTTCCGCCGTCTGCGTAGGCTATCGATGCCATTCTTGCAGGTGATAAAATGTTTCTACCACAGCCAAAACAGATGTGCGGTTTTCTGGTCGTGACATATTTATATCTTAAAATGGTAGTCATTCGGATACCTCCTCTACATATGCCATGCCCTTGCGCAGATTGAGCGATTTTGGGTTGAGAATACAAGCCGGGGCAACAGCGCCGCCGTAGAGCGCACTGCTGTTGCCAAACAAACCACCCTTGCTCACACCGCGAACGCCGTTCGCGACGCCCATGTCAGAATCCTTATTGCCGCAGTACCAAGGCGTGGCAGTCCAAATCCAACTGTCGTAGTGCGGGATGTAATCCCGATACTTTCGGTATTCGTCACAAGTCAGGATGAAAACATCGTCATGTACGGTGCCATAAGCCATATCGCCGTTGTCGGCGACAAGGTCAACGGTATGTGACAGCAAACTTTTTTTCTCAAAAACAGCGTTTGCCATATCAGATAGAATCCCCCGCACATTACTTGTGCGGTAGTTATTCGAGTTGCCCCTCTCATCGGCAAATTTATTACTTGGGCAAAACTGTACGTCTTTTGCCCACGGTTCAGCCATAATTGCCAACACGCCGCCGTCAGGGTGGTTCGGGTCAAGGCATACCCACTCAAAACCTTTGAACATGAAGTGCTCGCCGGGTCGTAGGGTTGTGATTCTAGTCATTGTCAGTTACCTCCGTGAGCCAGTAGTCTTTACGACACTCCAAACACCCATGTCTATGGCAATGTACGCTATTTATATTTACTGGGTCAAATTTGCGTGGGCAAAAAATAAGAATCCCGCTTCTATCCGTTTCGGCATCTGGGAACATCTTCAAAAACTCGCGCTGGCGGGTCTTGATTGGATTGTCTTTTGCCCACCCTTCAACTAGCTCTACTACACTTTCGGCGTTGTCTCCTCTGCTTTGAATTGTGCAAGTGAAATTCTGAAGCATGTTGATCGGACATTTTGAACACACATGATTGCTACAAAATCTTGAAAATTCTTTGTTAAATTCAACTGCGTCCATTACTCATCAACCTCCTCTAGCCAATATGCCTTACGGCAAGCGTAGCAATCATTGCTGTATTTCTTGCATCGTGCGCTCGAAAATCCATAGGTCGGATAATCTGGGCATTGATCAATAACGCCGTTTTTATCAAGCGTGGCGTATGGAAACTGTTCAAGCATTCTGTCCTGACGAATAACCTTGCTCGGAAGCGGGTTGTTTTTGCCCCACTGTTCGACTTTATCAATCAGCCGATCAATATCCGTAATCGCACCGGGATAACACCCGTCCGCAATCATCACACAGTCATCACACGATGTATTATTACAATATCGTATAAAACACTTCAAAAATTCTTTAGCGTCCATAGTCTTCCTCCCAATACTTATCCCAGTATGCTGGCCCATGTGGCTCTTCCGCCCAGTATTCGTGCTTGCAGGTGGCGCAATCGCTGTTAAAAATCTCACAAGGGAACAATCCGTTATCGTAATAATTATCTTCACCGTAATCCTCTGGGCAAAGATCCGGATCACCATTGGCGTTAATTGGTGAATTTGGAAGGGAGCGCAGTAGACGGTCTTTGCGGGTTTCTTTGGCTGGATGGTCCTTATTGTATTGTTCAACGGTTGAAATAATCTTAGCAAAGGTTGTGTCGGAACAGTAACACAAAAAATCATTACACAAATCATACAGGCAACAATTCGTACCGGGTACGTTTTTATCACATCCTGCATTGCATATGCGCTTGGCCGCTTTTTAAGAATTTCAGGGCGTCCATCAGTCATACACCTCTTCTATACAATGTTTTCTTTCTTCTTTAAGCTCATCCAATGTGACGATTAGGTAACAATAGAATTTTTCTTGCGGACGCAATGACCGATTTTGTACATATCGTTTGTATGGAATATAACTACAATCTGCCAAAATTGATAGTGGGCATTCGTTACAATTACAAGGTCGCTCGTCTAATACAATCCGTGCCATCAGTGTGTCTCCTTTATCAATCTGTTGGCTATCTCGTTGATGTTATCGGTAGATGTCTTGATTTTGTCATAGGCATCGGTCTTTTGCTTTTCTATGGTGGCAAGGTCACTGGCAAGGTCATCGCGCATCATGGCGTACAGCTTTGACTGCTCTTCATATTTTTTGACCCGCTTGGCCCTTTCGCGTGCCAAGTCCTTTTCTGTTATATGCTCATCGATCAGGCTTAGTGCTCGTACAAAGTCAAGAAAGTTTAGAGAGAATCTCTTGCCGCGATATTCAAAACTATAAAAAGCAAGGCGCTGCTGCGGATCGACAAAATTGAAATTCTCAGGGTGCAGCTTGTACATTTTTTTAAAGGTGCTGTATGAAATACGCGGGGTGTTGTCAAAAGCACTGTCTATCTGTTTGTGACAGGCAAGCAGCTCTACGAGCGGGAAGCCGTCGTAGTAATTTATGAAGATGCAAATAGTTAAGAAACAAATAACAATGCATACGATAAACGCAAAACAAATCATCCCATAGTCTTCTTTTCCCTCGTTTGCAAAGAGTTCCTCAGCCGCACGGTATTCTGTACACATATAAGCAATAGAGCTTACATTAGTAAAAATGAGCGAAGCCGCAGACAGTATTGATGGCATTAGAAGTCCGGGCAGCTTATAAATCTCATGTGTCTGACTTGATGTCCGCGCAAACACTATGGTTGCGATAATAAATATCAGGATATTGGTCAGTATTGTTGTCACTTCTTTAGCCTCGCTTTCCAGTCTGCGCATGTGCAATCACCATCTACAAAATCCGCGCAGTGTGGGCTGTGGGCACCGCAGCACACTCCGGTGAATGGTTCCCAGTGTTTGCATGTGGAACAGATACGATGCTCTGTGTGTCTGCCAAGAAAATTAAGGTAATCATGGACAATACCGTAGAACAGGCCAGGCTCGTTTGCCTTAGCCCACTCTATAGCATCATCAACGACTGATTTGTATTCTGCAACTTCTTCAGGCCGCATAGTAGCGACAAAGTTATGGGCAAATTGGCGTGTGATTTCTCTTGCACGTGTGATTGTCATGTCAGTCACCCCAGTCGATAGGCCAGCCGCAGTTGCCGCAGAACTTGTTATAGCCACCTTCCATATTTAATACTCCATCAACAGAACCACAGTGTCCGCAGCAGTTATAGCTTCCGTTGGTGCTGATTGTGGCCGGGACTGGTCCCGGCATTCTATCGGCCACATAGTCTAACACTTCACATGCGACGAAGTATGTGTCATTGTTTTTGGGGGCATCATGTCTCATGCTTTTGGCAATGTGGCGCAGATCGCTTCGTGAGATAAAATCAGTCATTGGTTGCGGCCTCCTTTGGCTTAGTAGCAAGAATTCTATCAATGTCAATGCAGCACAGATGAGATAAATCTTTGAAAAGATACCCAGGCAAACTGAACGTGGACCCTTTATTACCAGATATAGCGCAAACTGTGTGGGTGGGACCAATGTTGATCATGCTATAACCAAGGGCTTTGCAAAACTCGGCAGCTTGATAGTCAAGGGTTGTGTACGTGTTCGGTAAATCGTCCCAGTTGAACGGTGTCTTGTTGTTAAGAATACATGTGCGGGTCATGTCGCCGCTATAAAAAAGGCATCTGCTGCAGTCTGAAAATTCATCGCAATATTCGCGCAGGGTGTTAATGGCGGAGTTTAACTTGTTTTTGTCAATAATTAGAAACACCCCCATCATTAACTATATCTTGCAATTTGATTTTTTCTCCTGGGTTAAGCGATGGAAAGAAATCACAAGATATTTTTTTAACCTTTTTGGATTTTTTACTGCTCATAATAACTTGCGTACTTTCACAATCATTCACTTTAATTATGGATTCGTATCCGTCTGCAAGAAATTTCTGCGCCATGATAATGTCGTTTTCGTTCCAACGGGACGGTTTGAAGTCCGGCCAGCATAGTGGAAAAAAATGATTGAATAGACACTTGCCTATACTCCCACCAGACGCACGAAAAGGGCAAGTTTTGCATCCGCCATCAGAACGGGAAGTATGTAAACAGTAATCTTTTATTTTGTTTCCAGCATCGCAGATTTCCTGCAGGCTATATGTATTACTCACAGCGGCAGGTCTCCCTTGTCAAAGTCTCGTTGGATGGCGTGTCCGATTTCAGGCGGAACAGGCCGGTACTTATTCATGTCAGCATAGCCCGGGATCATGCGCAGGCTCTGGCTGACCTCCAGCATCGTCTGTTCACGGTCTACGAAATGCCGGTCTGAGAAGTTCACGATGTCCTCGATGAAGTCTGCGATCATGTGCCGCATCTCCTCGCGGTAGTTTGCTGTGTTGCGGTTGATAAAATCAGTGTAGCGGTCAGAATCGTTCATAGCGGTATTCTCCTTGTATGTAAATTATTTAATTTTTGCCCCTACATGCGCCACTGGGCCATCGGGGTCATACTTTTCCAAGCTGTAGTTGGCGGCAATCTTGCCAAACACATCAGCAAAGCTTTCCAGTGCGGAGTCCCGGTCTTTGCCGTTGGCGTCTGCAATCTGAACGATTTGATGGATAGTGTCTGCGGTAAGCTGTGCCATTGCTAGGGTGAACGGACTGTATTCTTCGTAGTTCATGCGGTGGTCTCCTCTACTTCGTCAAACGGTAAACTTGTGGTCTATGTAATCGCTCATAGCGGCCTTTAGGACTGGCGTGTCAAAAAACGCGAAGCAGTTCTTGTCAGGCCGCTTTTTGTTTTGCTCAATCCGGATTAGGTAGAATCCCCGCAACATCAGGTAGCCCGCCATGCGCGGCGAGTAGATCATGATCACATCACGTTTGGCGCTGTCAGATGCGGTGGTGGGCATAGTGGGTGTCTTGTCCATGGGTAAACTCCTTAATGCTAAATACTTAATGCTCTATATGTAAAGGTAGGTAGGTTGGCTGGCTGGCGTGCTCAACAGAACTCCCGCGTGCTAAAACGGTATCCGTCAGTGTCTGCGTACTCGCCGTCCCAGTGCTTGTAGAGTTCGCAGTCGTTGTCGCTTTCGCACCGCCAGTTCCCGGTGTACATTCCGGTTGCTGGGTCAAATACCTTAGGCGTTCCGTGTTTGATGACGCGCTTCTCAAACTCCGGCCAGCTGTACTCCGTGCCGTACTCGTCAAATATGGTCAGGTAGCGCATGTTGTCATGATAAAATCTGTCAAGGTCACGAACGCTGTGAATGTGCTCGTGCTCCTCAAATACAGGCTTCCACCCACAGCTGGTCTTGGCGATGTGCAGCTCCCAGGCTTCTTTGTGCCGGTCTGTCGATTCCGCATGTGGTCCCATCATCCTGGCTACGGCTTTGTTGCGTGTATAGAAGTAAAAATTAGTTCCCATTGGTGGCCTCCTTGCGACTTGAAATGTGTGTTATGAAATTGCAAAAAAAGTTTTCCCGGGCGGTGTCTGTTTGAACTGCCGGACTTAGCTGATAGCGGCGTCAACGCACAGAGCGGCGGCATCAATCTGATCTTGCTGTAGGCCAAGGTAATGCATGGTGGTTGTCTGGCTATCATGGTGGTACTTAGCCTGCATAATCTCCATGACTTGGTTCGTTGGCAGGCCGGATTCAATCAATGCCTTGTTCGCCATGTAACCGTAGGTCTTACGCATGGTATGTGTACTGATATTGCCCTGAACTCCGCAGGCTTTTGCTGCCTCTGTGAGCATACGATATACCTGAGTTTTGGTCAGGTGATTTGTCATACCGCCAGCTCTTACCCACTTCTGTGTCTGGAACAACGGCCACTCAGGGTCGAGCACACCAGACTGCTGGGTGCGGATCACGTTGACAAGGTCATCGATCGCCTGTGCTGCGTGCGGCGTAATAAGGTCAGTGGTGTTTTTCAGGGTTTTCTCGTTGACGACATTGGCGTGCTTGCGGACAGTGCCAGTGGTTACATCATATACATCGCCAACTTTCAGCTTGACGATATCGCCTACACGAAGACCAAATGTAATGCCGCATATATATAAGGTATAGTTGCGCTGGCGGTTGCGGACATTGCCATGTGTCAAGAGATAATCTCCGATAGCGTGGATGTCATCAGTATTGCGGAGCGGATCAGCGGCTGTTGGCTTGGGGCGACCATCACTGGTGAGTTTGGATGTGTTAGCATAGCAGTTATGTTTCTTGTGGGGCTTTGGGGTTGCAGGAACTGCTGGGACTACCTGATAGCCGGTTGCCTGGGCAAGGGCCTCCATGATGGGGTTAGTGCCGTCCGCGGCTTTGGCGTTGACGATTGCCTTGGCAAGGGCTGTTACGAGGGCGTCCTGCGGGTTGGTGGTCGGGAGGGTAGTGTTTTGGCGTTTCATGGTGGTGTCTCCTTTGGATGATGGGTGATTTTGGTGTCTGAGTGGTTCTTTACTAGTATTATAACACTTCACACCACATAATTCAAGCGTTTATAGCAAAAATAATGCCCGATCGCCTATAAAAATGACGGTCAGGGGCTAAAATGCGGATGTTTCGACGTGTGTGTGGTGAAATTGCTTGGAATTGAACGATAATTCGATACTTTTGAGTGAAATTGAGCGAAAATAAAGCATTTTGAGGCAATAAAGTGACATTACTGTAATAAAATAGCACGATATTGATACGTCGCGAGAGTGTGAAAAACAGCGCAGGTATGCGGTTTGCTCGAAGGGGTAGCTCGAGGGGCGGATAGGAATGAGGGAGATGGAAGTGGAGGTTGTGTGGAGATGTGGAGGGGCGTGATTTGTGAGTAGCCGAGAGTGATATTGGATGACTTACCTTTATAATAATAGCAGATTTCTGCCTGGATTTTTAACCACCCCCAGGGTCTGTTGTGCATTACAATCGACGGAGTAGCGTCAAAAATTATATTTTGTAACCTTCCCCAAAAAAGTTGTATTATTCTAACCTTATACACTGCTGCACTGTCAACTATATACTGGGCTGTTTTGCCGCGCTATTGTGGGCCGTGTTTTCCGTGTTATCCAGGGTATTTACTGTATATATCGGCTATATACACTTTATCACGTTTTTCTAAACTATAAAGGTATTATAATATATAACTACTGTATCCTATATTTATACACAATTTGCCTTTATGTTCAAATTTCGATATATGCACGTTTTATCCATATCTTTACAATATTTATCCATGTTAAACAGTGTTCAACAGTGTTATACTATGGGCACAAACAAAAGATACAGCGACGCGGGGCGGCCATAATCCCCGCGGGTTATAAATTTTCCAAAATTTATCGTTTCCGCGTATGCGTGAATTGCGACGGGTGAAAATGCCAAAACACAAAAAATACACGGCGCTCAAAAGTTAGTAAAGCATTGTATCTCAAGTTATTGCAGTTTGAAAATAAGACTTTTGAGGACACAGGAGACGACGCGCACAAACAAAAACAGTCAACAGGTACAGAAACGGAGAAAAAACAATTAGCACGTGGGAATGTGTTCAAACCTGTTTTGTAGCGTGGTTTTTCGTCGATGCGGTACAGAGAACGGCACTAACCGTTATGTAGTTATATTCTACATATCCCCGCATGAACAAAACCTCTTATTTGCATAATTTATTAGTGATAGTGCAAATAGCAAACTATAAACTAATCATAGTTAAGTTGTACAAAAAAGTAATATCCATATGCCCCGTCTGGATTTTCAGTGGAAACAGTGGTAAAAAGTAGTCACGGTATTTGTATAGTATGCAAAAACTGTCAATAGAACGCAGTTTTCAGCGGTAAACTGTATAATTATAAATCCGCGCAACGCTTTTGTAAAATTGTGAAACAACGTGAAACTTTGGAATACTTAACGCAGGCGCACAAAACAATAAACCGCAAAAAAGTGTATCCGATTAGGCGCTAACTATCGCTAATTGGTTAAGCGCTGTTTTGTTATGACGGGTTAACTAACCGATAACACACAAAAAACAACGCTATTATTGTACACTTGCGCAGCAAAAAATAAAGGGGGATAGTTTAAAACGTGACAAAATTTTATTGCAATGTGCCAATATGTGCAAATACTACATAAACACGCAAGCCTAGCAAACTTGCGTGTTACTTCATGGGCGCAAGCTGTTTGTTTACGCTCATAAAGTAGCACGCAAAAGCTACATAAACACCACAACAGCCCTAACCGGGCAACACACAAAAAAGGAAGGTATCACTATGTCTAACACTACCAACGCAGCCACTTCTCTTCTCGGTTTTCGTTCCATGCTTGAGTCCCACTATTCCCAGGGCCTAACCACTGCCGTTTCCAAAGACGAGTTTATTGCCAAGGGCCTTCAAAAGGTGAACTATGACAACTGGCGCAAGGACTGCGCTGCTTTACTGCTCGTTGTTGGCGACCACGTTGCCGCCTGCCGCAATAACATGGCATCCGAGAAGGGCAGTCTGATCCCTCGCCCCATCTATGAAGCGTACAAGAAGTGTCTGTCCTACCTCGAACTGGGCGAGTCCGAGACCCGGCTCAAGGTTGGTCGCAACGACTTTGAGACGCTGCTGACCCTCGTGACCAAAACGGGCAAAGTGCGTGAAGTCTCCGAAGTCACGTTCCGTAAAGAGTTTGAACGCTTCATCTATGGCCGTCTGACCGGGGAGTGTGTCCTGACCCGTGCCGAGTACAATGCCAAGAAGGAAGCCGAACGCAAGGCAAAAGCCGAGGAACGCAAGGCAAAGAAAGCCGCCGAGAAGGAAGCCCAGACCGCTGCTGAAACTGCCACGACTGAAACCGTTAAGACTGCCGCCTAACAAGCAGACTATGCCCGGAGTTGGTAGGCCGGGGGCAGGAAGCATCCTACCGCCATGACTAAAAAGTCAATTCCACCCAAAAAGTGTACCCATTTGAAAATGAAAGGAAGTGCCACCATGTCTAACACTTGCACCATCGACGAGCCGCTGTTCTTCATTGACGAGTATGTAGCCAATGGGGCTATCCGTTGCCATGCCTACTGGGACGCCGATGAAGCATTCCACGACTGGGCCGACTTCAAGGCCGACAGCACTGTCCCCTATGCCGAACTATACAAGCGCGTGAACGGTATCGCCACATTGAGCGAGACTGTTTCTCATTGACAAGAAAGGACAATTCAAGATGAAAACCACTTCAAAACCGCGCCGCCCTGCAAGGCCACGCCGTGCTCCCCTTTCCTATGCCGTTTACCAAGATGAAACCGGACTGTTCTATGTCGCCCATCACAGTCGGGAACTATGCCGCGTGGCAGACAGCACCGGGGCAAAAGGCCGGGCCATCCAAATCGCCGCCAGAATGAACGGCCTGACCATGACCGAACTCGTCAAAGACCGGCGGTTTAAGATTCACCTTTACCATCCTGCCCGCATCAAAGAATACACCGGATTCACCGACACGATACAATGAAAGCCAGCCCTGACATAAAGGCAGTTAGCAACTCTGCCGCAAGGCTGGCTTTTGTGTATGTGCAAATACTACATAAACACAGTTTTATTATATCACGGATAAAATGAAAGTCAAGAGGTATACCTTAACAAAATGCTGAAATTTAATCTCGATTAGATCGCTCTGTTCCGTGGAGCCGGTTTGCAAAAGTATTCCGGGTTGCAAGCGGACATAGAACGAAACCACTTGAAAATGTCCCTTCATTTGTGGTAGACTAAATTCATAGTTACATACTACTATGAATGGAGGGCGAACTGTGCCTAAAAGAATTGATTACGACAATATGACCAAAGAAGAACTTCTTGAAATGATGAGGAGCAAAAATAAGCAATATAAATGGCAAAAGGCGTGTGTCCTCGCACCAAAAGAGGGCGAAAAACTTGAAACTGAAATTCTGCCACAGTATGATTGTAAGAATATTTCCCAGCTTGTAAAAAAAATCGTCAATGGAGAAATAATTCTCACAAAAGCAAACTAAATATAATTCTAAAAGCGTCCAGCTACCCAGCTGCGGCGCTATTTTTATACCCATTTTTCATCCAAGAAAGGAAATCCACCATGAAACCGATTCTGAAAATTCTCGCCACCCTCACCCTCGTCACTGCCACCGTTCTCGCCACCGCCTACCTCACCTACCGCACCACGATGCAGAACATTCAGGTGGAAGTTGCCCGCGATACCGTTTACCTCACCGTGTTCGGCCAGACCGACGAATATGTGATTGGAGAGTGAACTGCCATGAATGAGTTTGATGACGTCCTCATCACCATCCAGATGAAAAACGATTCCGAAATCGCCGAGACCTGCTTCACCGTCACGATGACCGACACAAACGCCTACGCCCTGCTCAATGAAATCCGTGGCGAAAGCACAATCCTGGGCGATGCCATTTACGAAACCATCCACGATATTGCCAAGGCCAATGCCTCCCTCATGGGCTATCACCTGACCAACGTCGCCAGCGCTGAAATCCTGCATTGATTCCGAATCAGCGTTGATTTTTCCCTGCCGCTGTGCTATACCGATAGCAAATGCAGCACGATTTGAAAACGAAAGGCTCAGTGATTGTAATGAAATACGATGAATATCTCAATGCCTGTCTCAAGTTTGCCAAGGACACCGAAAACTGGTCGTGGCTCGATAGAAGCCGCTGGTTCACAACGAACGGCGGCGGTGACTATGAGGAATCCTGTGACAATGCAAACGGCGGCATCGACGTTGCCTGGGCTTATAAAATGGATCCTGATAAAGTCCGCAAGTACGCTCCGCAGGAGTTCATGGACCGCTGTGTTGAGTTCCTCGACATGGCACTGAACGATCCCAGCGCCGCAAATGATTTCGTCAAGATGGCCTACGAACTGTTCGCCTAACATCAACTCAATATGACCCACTCCGCATCCAGCGCCTCATTGCGCCGGGTGCTTTTTTATTTGCCAATACAATCAATAAATGCTTCATGAGGTGAATTTGAAATGAAAACGAAACTCCTTGTAAAAGTCCTGCTCGGCTTCATCCTCTGCGTCCTGTTTCTGGCTTTTATCAATATCACGCTGTTGGCCGCGACCTATATGCCCATCTGGGCAGCGCTGCCGCTGTTCGCTTTTGTCGTCTACATCATGTGGAAGGAGCTGAAATAAATGCCAACCACACCGTTTAGCAAGCAGATCGTCCTCTGGGGCGATCCCCGCATCGCCGCAAAAGCCGCTGGCCTGCCCGCTGTGTTTGACTGAAAGGAGAATCATACCATGACTTACACCTGCGATGAATCCCTGACCAACTTCGAGTTCTGGTCCGGTGCCCGTGACCGCGCTGCCGCCCTGACCTATGACCAGCTTAACCAGCTTGATGACCTGCTGCCCGATGTAATGGGATGGGACGAAACCGACAACATCCCCAGCGATACCGAGATCAACGATCTGTTCTGGTTTGAGGAAGATTTCATCGCCCAGCTGCTCGGCTTTGACAACTGGGAAGCCCTTGAGCGCCACAACTCCGGTGAAGATGAGGAGGACGAAACCGATGATGATGAAGCTTGACCCGGTTTACCCGGAAATCGTTGCCCGCATGACCTATTTCAAGGACAAAACGAAGGACAGCTATCCTGCTTACCTCGCCCAGGTCAAAGCAAAGCATGAATATCATGACCTTTTGACCCGTGTGTCTTGGGATGTTCTGCGCTGTTGCTTTACTCCGGCACAGCTTTGCGACTGGTATGACCGGTATGACTGCAATGACACCCACATGACCACCGCTGCCCGCAAGGCATATCTTGAAGTATTCGGCAACCCTGAAAGCGAGATGGATTGAAAATGAAATGCCGCCACTTGTATCTTGACCCAAGCCGCTTGCAGGAGTTCTGCGAAAAGAACCAGGTCGGCGAACAGATCGATTCCTTTGAGGGCACACTGCTGGATGGCTTTATCGCCGGATTTCCAGGTGGTTACATCGCCTTCTATCCTCACTATCTCAACTGCTGGTCATCTGACTACTACATCGAATACGGATACGGTGACGCCCGTAACGTTTGGTATAACTGGGGTAAATGCAAAGCTAAGTTTGAATCTGAATCCGAAACAGATGAAGCAATCTAGTACATAAGAAAGGAACTTCAAAATGAAAACCACATTCACACCCTTCCACACCGACACCTTCCGCCACGACTTCCGCATCTCTACGCTGGATGACAGTGATGACTCCCCCATGAAAGACTACCGCCTGTTCCAGGCCATGGCACACGAGGCCGATGTACTTCAGTTCTATCTGGCCGATATCATGATCGATGTTTCCATCATCACCGAGGCCGAACCGGGAACACGCTTTGTTTGGATGGTCCGTGACATGGGAACGCACATTGCCGTCATCGGGAAAGAAAACTGTGATGAATACGTAGACGCCGTCCGCAACTCGTGGGGCAATGTCAGGATGTACCTCATCCATAAGCGCAAACTTACCGGAGACGGCCAGACCTACACCATCCAGCGCTTGACCGAAAAGAGCATCCGCCCCGTTCAAATCAAGCACCAGGACAAAATCGATATGCTGAAAGCGCTGGCCCTGTATGCCCGCAACAGCATCGACTGCATCAGAGCGAACAAAGAGCTGATGAACACCGACACGAAGGAATATTTACAGGAACTCGACAAGACCCTGCAAGAGCTGCCGATCCGCGACAGCAAGAAATGTACGATTGCGTGATGAAAGGAGTCTCCACCCATGTTAAAGAAGCGATTCCTGTTCGCTTATTCCTGGATATTCGGCACCACTAAAAAGGAAGCTGAGCGCGTCTTTCGAACCGCAGATGATGATTATATCAAGTCTATCATCTACAGCTTTGAGCATAACGCCGCCATTACATTCTATGAGGATTGATTTCAGAAAGGAGCAACCCATGGCATGCCGCAAGCCAATCGTATTTGTCACATACAATCGTGATAAAGACTGGTATGAAATCCAGAACCGTGACCGCGAACTCATCGTCGCCTATCCGTTCAAACGCTGTGAAGCCGATATCTCCCCTGCTAAGCAGTACATCCACTACGCCATCGTCACAAAGCTGGCCGAACTGCAACGTCAGGGCTACGACATCAAGTTTGATCTGTAAACAATAAGGAGTCAATATGAATTATAATGACAGCAGTTAGACAGTACATATATTGTCATGACGATTTCCCCCTATTGACAGAACCATGGTGACGCAGTACAATCACAACAACGTTCACATAACATATTTCAAGATGTGAACAGTGCCTTAAACCTTTTACATAACACATAATTCAAGTTAATACAAAGGAGTGGCTTCTATCTTTCACTTAAAACACATCGGCGGCGAAAGCGGCCACTACGAACTCTACTACGGCAATACTTTCCTCTGCTCTGCCGATACCCTCGACGAAGCGTGGAATGAACTGCTCTCCATCCGTGACGAATTAGTTTAGTCAGTCATAACCGTTCCGGGATATTGCCGGGCGTTCTGGTTTCTTCCTTTCTTGCCGGTTCGTCCGACCACCGGGCATGGTTTGTGGTGATTCCATGTCCATCTGGTCATTATCTTCCTTTCTCCGGCGCTCTGGGTCCTCTGCTCAGAGCGTCCGGCAATGTCCCGGAACCCATTTTGAAATGAGGTACATACCATGAAAACCTATTCCGAATCCGATATCAAAGCAGCCATCACCGATCTTCTCTCCGAAAATGAAACACAGTACGGTTCCCGCACAGACCCCTACGGTGTTGGCTTTTACAACGGCTCGACCGAATCTCTCTATGATGTCCTTAACCGCCTCAGTATCAAGGAAGACCATGAATACTTCAACGATTGATTGAAAGGAGACTTTACCATGGGTAACCGTGCAGTTATTACCACATCCCGCAGCACCGATCCGCAGCATGACCGCTCTTCCATCGGTGTTTATCTCCACTGGAACGGCGGTCCAACCAGTGTTCAGAGCTTTCTGGATTACTGCAAAATGAAAGGGTACCGTTCCCCCACCTATGATTGTTACGGCTGGGCCTGCCTCTGCGGTGTCATCACAAACTTTTTCGGCGATGGCTGCTCCTGCGGCGTTAATGTTTGCAGCAATCTTGACTGCGCCAACTGGGACAATGGCACCTACATTATCCACGACTGGAACATTGTGGGCCATAAGTACAGCGACCCCAGCAGTGATCCTTACGACGAGCTTGAAATGCTTTTTGATATTGATGATGCTATGCCAAAGCGTATGCAGCTCGGCCATGACAAGATCATGGAGATCTGGAACGAATGGGACACACCGTTCACACCCGGGGAGGAGGACTGACGATGAAAACGATGACTTACACCCTCGTCTTTATCGACGGCAAGGTTTGCTATGAGTGTCTGCCCGATACGAAGGGCGCTTTCCTTTTCCATGGCGGCTGGTTCATGCCGTTCTGCGATGAGGATGATTTCTTTCAGGACAACACGAAAGGAGCCTCCGCATGAAACAGTTCGCACTCGGCACGCTCGTAACCACACGGGATGTGCATGACAAAATGACACGGGACAGCCAGTTTGCAGAGTTCGTTCTCACCTGCATTGCCCGCCACAAAACCTGTGACTGGGGCGACCTTTGTAACAGTGATAAGCGTCAGAATGATGAAGCTGTCCGCACCGGCGATGACCGTATCTTTTCCGCTTACGAACCGGCCGACCATCCCGACTGGCACATCTGGATCATCACAGAATGGGATCGCTCTGTAACCACGGTCCTCTTCCCGGACGAATACTGACATTCAATCAAGAAAGGAAATGATTTCAAATGACTACTGCTCTTACACTCGCCACCCAGAAGCCCTTCGGCAGCCTGACCTGCGACTTTTACAAGAATGATTCCGGTGAGTTCTATATTACTCGCGCTCAGATCGGTCAGGCATTGGAATATAAAACTCCCGGAGACTCTATTCAGCGTATTCACGAAAGAAATGCAGATAGATTGAATCCACTTTCAGTGACCGTCAAATTGACGGGTACTGACGGCAAACTGTATGACACTTACGTTTATACTCTCCGTGGTGCTATGGAAATCTGCCGTTTCTCCCGCCAGCCCAAGGCCGACAAGTTCATGGACTTCGTCTGGGATGTAATGGAGTCTCTGTACGCCGGGCGCAATGTCCTTGCCACGCCTGACCAGCAGACCGCCCTTGCCCCGCAGACCATGCAGCTTATGATGGATTCGATTTTGAAATCGCAGTCCGTGATGGCCCAGTATATCAACAGCACCTCCTCCAACATGACCAAGCTGACCGAGACGATTGCCGCTCTTGCCAACCACGTTCTCACAATGCAGACCCAGCCCGTCGCCGTCTCCGCCCCGGTGGAACTCAAAACGAATCCCACTGCACAGGCTGATATGATTCCCGAAACCACCCGTAAGCCCGCCTCTACTCCCCAGCCGAAGCCCGTTAAGCACCACGGCATCACCAGTACATGGCGGCGCAATGTCTATGACACGGTTGATAAGATCAGAACGAATCAGCCCGACAAATACCAGAAGAACACCACCGTCCTCAACGCTATCTATGAAAAGATGCGCACGGACTACGGCTTTGTCATCGACCAGGAAAAGCGCGAATACATCCGCCGCCATCCCCGTCAGACCAGCCCGGCTGTCATCACCATCATTGAGGATAACACCACCTGGAGCGAAATCTTTGACAGCATTCTCAACGACATCTACAACAGCTCCATCGTGAACTGTGTCCGCAAGAACGACACCGCAAACGAACCGGGCGTTGTCGTCAAGAATGGTCTTGTCGAGTTCAAAGCCCCGCACCCCAAGGATGATTCCGTTGTCGATAACAGCGCTGCCATCCTGGATGCTGTCAACCGTCTGGCCGAAGCCAAGGGCGATAAGTCTCCCAAACACGCCGTCGTCTACCGCATGATTTTCTCCCGCATGACCTTCGATTGGAAGAAGAGCAAGGAAAAATATCGTGAAAAGTTCGGCATCTACCCGCTCAACAAAACCGAGATGGTTCGCCGCTCCGATGTGATTTGCCGCCAGTTTGTAGAAGCCGCAGACACTCTCATCAAAAGAATGGAGAATGAGAAATGAAAACCAAAACGGAAACGATTTTAAAATATCTGCCGCTTGACCCATCTACAATTATGCTGGACGGCTTTTATCTCGCTGATTGGATGCATGACATTAAAGAACTGCGTGCAGTCGAGCAGACCCGCAAGCAGGCTGCAGAACTTAAAGCTGCCGAAACACGTCTCAATAGTCTGCTTTCTGCTGACAAAAAGACTGAACTGGAGCTGGATAAATTTGCAGCTCTGCTGGATGATTAAGGAGGTATTTATGAAAAAATATACGGCAAA